AACTCGTTTGCTGCAAACCGAGCTTCGTGTGGCTACGGCTGACAACGACGTTAACGCACTGAAGATGATGGGTTCCATCCCCGAAGGCTATACGGTCAACCACTATTTGACCGATACCAACGCATGGTTCCTGACTACCGATGTGCCTAACGGCCTGAAGCACTTTGTTCGCACCCCTATGCAGAACAGCATGGACGGCGATTTTGATACTGGCAACGTCCGGTACAAAGCCCGTGAGCGTTATAGCTTTGGTGTGTCTGATCCTCTTGGTATCTTCGGTTCACCCGGAGCCTAAGAAGGCGCAGGGAAAAGGGGGTTGCAAAACCCCCTTTTTTATTTATACTAGGTGTATTCCGGGGTTAGCCCGGTGTATTAGACAGTCCCGGCTGACAACATGCAGACTAATACACCGACATCGCATGTGAGGACAATATGGCTCGCACCACGTTCCAAGGACCGGTCCGCTCTCTTGGCGGCATCTATCAGCAGGGTCCATCTACCATCGTAGAAATTACTTCTAGCACCACGCTGAATCCAGTAGATCACGGCGGCAGGATCATTTCTGTTGGTGGTTCGCTAGCAGCTAACGTAACGCTTACGCTGCCTACCATCAATGCTTCGGCAAATTCTTCTTCGTCTGGCCCCGGTAATGACCCCAACACGGCTAATAACGAAGGTGTGGTTTACACCATTTGGGTTCCAACTACCATCTCTACGTCATCGCTGAAGATTGGTACTGACGGTACGGATAAGTATGTGGGTTATGTCCTGTCAATCGACAGCGACACTTCTGACGCAACGCGTGGGTTTGGTGCTGGCGCAACAAATGATTTCATCAACTTCAACGGCACAACCACAGGTGGTGTTGCTGGAACATGGGTTCAAATCTTCGCTATTGCAGCACTGAAATATATGGTTACAGGCGTAGCAGTAGGTTCTGGCACGGTTGCTACACCCTTTGCTGATTCCTAATTAGAGGTGCACCATGCAATATGATGTATGGTCGGTCAAGATAAAGTCGAGTGCCAACTTTTATGTGACTTCGGTTACACCGAGTGGTGCTGGTGCACTTACGCTTGCTGCTACAACGCCGGGGATCAATGGGTACGGCTATAAAGTATCCATCACCGGCACGGGCAATGAAACGGCTAAAAACTTCACCATTACAGGTACAACGGTAGGTGGGGTTGTGGTTACTGAAGTGGTTGCTGGGCCAAACAATACGACGGTCTATAGCACTAACTACTTTGCTTCCGTTTCAAGTATCACAGTAAGCGCAGCAACCGCAGCGGCAATCACGGTTGGGTATGGCGGCAGTTTGGCGTTACCCATGACCCGGATCAAAGGTTTGTATTACTTGGCAAGTGCTTCTGCGGGTACGATTGTTGTCACTCGTGCAAGTGATTCGACGTTGTTGCTTGAGATTGATACCCCCGCCGCTGCTACGCAGGTTAACAGCTTGTATATGGCAGCAGAAGGTATCCGTACAACGTACAAAACGAATGATCTTGCAACCGTGGCAGTTACAAATGTCACTGCGGTTACATTAATTTGCGGGTGATGTCATGGCAAAAACCCCAGCTTGGCAGCGCAAAGAAGGCAAAAACCCAAAAGGCGGTTTGAACGCTAAGGGTCGAGCATCGTACAACGCTGCCAATCCGGGGAAGCCCGGACTCAAAGCCCCGCAGCCAGAAGGTGGCCCTCGTAAAAAATCGTTCTGTGCCAGAATGGAAGGCATGAAAAAGAAGCTTACGAGTTCTAAAACGGCCAACGACCCAAACAGCCGTATCAACAAATCCTTAAGAGCGTGGAAGTGCTGATATGACTCAAGATAAACACGAGATGGTAAAAAACGCCGCAGATATAGTGTCTGTGGTTGCCACAATCGGATCGTTTCTCCAAGTGATTACGCCCTTGTTTGGTTTGATTGGTGCTATTTGGACGCTTATGCGTATTGCTGAGATGGTTACGGGCAAGCCGTTTAATGAAATTATTCGTCGTAAAAAGGGTGACGAAAATGCCGAATAAAGAGATTAAGGATGTATACGCCGCAGTAATGGACGATGAAGAAATTGCGTCTGGGCGATTTGGTGCCACAAAAACAAATCCTGATCAAATGTATAGCCGTTCTGACCGAAAAAAAGAAGGTATGGAAGCAGCGCGAAAACGTTTGAAATCTGACTCTGAAAAAGGCCGTTATGCTTCAGACGAAGCTGAAACTGATAAAGGGCAGTTTTTAAAAAAGGGTGGCAAAGTAGGCTCAGCTTCCAAACGTGCTGATGGTATCGCACAGCGTGGTAAAACTCGTGGGATGATGCGTTAATTTTAAAAAGGGGTATTGGTATGAAAAAGATGAGCATGGGTGGTGGCGTAGCCCCATCAAAAATGGGCGCTGTTAAAACTGCTGCTCCTAGCCGTGATGGTGTTGCTACCAAGGGTAAAACCAAAGGTACGCAGATCAAGATGGCTAAAGGCGGCATGATGCACGGCGGTAAAGTAAAGAAAATGAACTACGGCGGTAAGGCTTGCTGACATGATGCCCTCTCGCGGGATGGGGGCGATTTCGCCCTCAAAAATGCCGACTGCCAAGCGTAAAGCTAGGCGGGATAACACTGATTTTGATCAGTACGCTGAAGGCGGCAAGGTGTCTCGCGTGAACGAAGCTGGCAATTACACCAAACCAAGTATGCGTAAAGCATTGTTTAACAGCATCAAAGCTGGTGGTAAAGGTGGTGCACCGGGGCAGTGGTCAGCTCGCAAGGCTCAGATGCTTGCCATGAAATACAAGCAGCGTGGTGGAGGTTACCGTGACTAGCAAGTTTCCAGATCTAAATAAAGATGGCGAAGTAACCCAAGCTGACATTCTTAAAGGTCGTGGGGTATACAAAAAAGGTGGTATGGCTAAAGGTGGTAAGTGGATTCAGTCAGCCATCAAAAAGCCCGGAGCTTTACGTGCACAGCTTGGTGTTAAAGGCGACAAACCCATTCCCGCAGGTAAGCTGGCTAAAGCTGCAAAAGCTCCCGGTAAATTAGGGCAGCGAGCAAGGTTGGCGCAGACGTTGAAGAAGATGAAGTGAAAGCCCCGCAGCAAAGTCTAAAAAATTGGACTGACCAGAAGTGGAGGACACGCAGTGGCAAACCTAGCACACAGGGTTCAAAAGCAACTGGCGAACGATACCTCCCGGAGGCGGCAATTAAATCTCTTACACCTGCTGAATACGCTGCGACTACAAGAGCTAAACGAGCTGGAAAGAGCGCAGGAAAACAGTTTGTTAAGCAACCGGCAAAAATTGCCGCAAAGACCGCAAGATTTAGATGAAAGATTATAAAGATTGGCAGGTGCAGAAAGAAATACTGAAGGAGTACCTGCAAGTCATGGTGGCTCTTGAAGATTGGCACGGTGTAGCTGACGTAGCGATGGACCTAAGAGAATTGGAAGCAAGACATGACCACGAGCGGCTCAACCGACTTTAATCTTGAGTTTGTAGACATAGCCGAGGAAGCCTTTGAGAGGGCTGGTCGGGAGATGCGCTCTGGTTACGACCTGCGTACCGCACGTCGTTCGATGAACCTACTAACCATTGAGTGGGCAAATCGTGGCATCAATATGTGGACGATTGAGCAGGGCACGAAGAATTTGGTACAGGGCACTGCGACGTACGATTTACCGGACGACACCATTGACTTGCTTGAGCACGTTATAAGAACGGGGGCTGGTAATGTTTCAACGCAAGCTGACCTCACACTTACCCGGATTAGTGTCTCCACCTACGCCACAATCCCAAACAAACTTTCTCAAGCAAGACCGATACAGATTTACATCAGCAGGAACTCTGGAGCCACGTACCCCGCAACCAGCAGCTATTCTCCAGGTGCAAACGCCCACCCACAATTCACAGTTTGGCCTGTCCCTGACCAAGGCACTGAAGCCTCGCCGTACTATCAAGTAGTCTATTGGCGTATGCGCCGAGTACAGGATGCGGGGGATGGGTTGCAGACTCCTGATATGCCGTTTAGGTTTCTTCCCTGTATTACAGCAGGGTTAGCGTATTACATCGCTCAAAAGATTCCTGAAGGGCAGGATCGCCTTCAAGTGCTTAAAGCTTCTTATGAAGAGCAGTGGAACTTTGCCGCTGGCGAAGACCGTGAGAAAGCTGCGGTTCGTTTTGTGCCACGTCGGATGTATCTGGGTAACACCGGGAGCTTCTAATGCCCAATCAGTTTGCAGCGGGTAAATATGCCATCGCGCAGTGCGATAGGTGTAACTTTAGATTTAAGCTGAAGCAGTTAAAGTCGTTGGTGATTAAGACTAAAAATGTAAACATATTAGTCTGCCCTGAGTGCTGGGAACCAGATCAACCGCAGCTACAGCTTGGTATGTACCCTGTGTATGACCCGCAAGCCATACGCAACCCAAGAGTAGATTCTAATTCTTATAGACAAGCTGGATTTAATGGTTTGCGAGTTGAACCTGTGAATGATGACTCTAGCATTGATGAGCTAGGTACGATTACAATGGGTAGTCGGATTATTCAGTGGGGTTTTAACCCTGTGGGTGGTTCAAGATCTTTTGATGCTGCGCTTACCCCAAACGATTTAGTAGCGCAGGGTTTGGTTAATTCTGTCACCGTATCGTAGGAGCAAACGATGGATAAGAAAGACTTAGCGCAGGACAAAAAGATGATTGCTGGTGCAGTGCATAAGCATGAGAAAGCCAAGCACAAAGGTCAGCCTCTGACCAAACTTGCCAAGGGTGGCAAGACCAACGCAAACATGCTGAAGATGGGGCGCAACCTCGCCAAGATTGCTAACCAAAAGAACGCTGTACGGGGGCGATAATGAAACAAGTTAAACCCTTCAACCAACCTAAACCCGCGCCGACTCCAAAGTCCACGGATGCAAAACCCAAGACTTCTGGTATTAAGATTCGCGGTACTGGGGCGGCAACTAAGGGTGTAATGGCTAGAGGTCCGATGGCGTGAACTATACGGAATTAAAAAAGGCGATCCGAGGGTATGTCGAGAACGACTTCCCGACGATTACTTTTACTGATTCGGTTACGACGTTTACGTCGGACGAGCAGCTTGCCGTATTTGTTAAACAAGCCGAACAGCGCATCTTTAACTCTGTTCAGCCACCAATTTTCCGCAAAAGTGTCATTGGCGTTTTTGATGCGGATAATCCTTACCTCACTTGTCCTTCTGACTTTCTTTCTCCCTTCAGTCTTGCTGTAATTAATTTGACGACAGGGCGGCGTGATTTTCTGTTGAATAAAGATGTTGAATTTATTCGTGAGGCATACCCCATCCCCACGTCAACAGGTCGCCCTCGTCACTACGCATTATTTGGTCCGATGGTAAATGGTGGAATTATTACTACCGATATATCAATTATTGTTGGGCCGACTCCAGATTTAAACTATCAAGCTGAGTTACATTATTTTTACTACCCAGAGTCTATCGTCACTGCGGGTACTTCTTGGCTTGGTGAGAATTTTGATACGGTGCTGCTTTATGGCGCACTCCAAGAGGCGTATACGTTTATCAAGGCCGAGCAAGATATGTTGGCTAGGATAGATTCGCAGTATAAAGAAGCCCTTGCACTGTTCAAACAACTTGGTGATGGCAAAGATCGCCGTGATACTTATCGTGACGTACAAGTACGTTACCCTGTGAGGTAGTATGGCAATCTACCAGACGATGTGCACAAGTTTTAAGGCTGAAGTTGCCAGAGCTTTGCACGATTTCACAGCAAATACGGGTAATGTATTCAAGATTGCCTTGTATGTCTCAACTGCCACCCTCGGAGCGGATACAACCATTTACACATCCTCTGGGGAAGTATCGTCGAGTGGAACCAATTACACCGCTGGAGGTATTGCGCTCACGAACATTACACCAACAACGTCAGGAACGACAGGCTATTGGTCATTTGAAAACGCTACGTTTACTAATGTAACGCTTTCCTGTGCGGGTGCGCTGATCTATAATTTCACCAATCAAAACCGAGCTGTTTGTGTTTTGAGTTTTGGTAACACTATTGTGAAGTCAGCGTCTGATCTGATAATCACTTTCCCTGCTCCGGGGGCTACGGATGCTGTTTTGAGGATAACTTAATGGCAACTGTGTTTACAACTAAAGGCGATATGGATGAATCCCTACTCGAAAAACGTGAGGGAAACATTGACAACGACAATGAGTACACAACATGGGTTGAGTATTGGCATGAAGGAGAATTAGTTCATCGTTCTGCTCATGTTACTTTAAAGCAAATGCCGAGTTTTATTGGCGGTGAAGCCGCATCTTTTTAGGAGCCTGACATGGCAAATACGCAATCTATGTGCACTTCGTTTATGGGCGAACTAATGACAGCAACCCATAACTTCGGTACTGCACCAACACGCGGGACATCCGCAGCAGATACGTTTAAGGGTGCTCTATATCTTGCTTCGGCAACTTATAACGCATCGACCACTGCGTATAGTGCTACGGGTGAAGTTTCTGGAACAAACTACACGGCTGGTGGAGTTACGGTAACCAACGCTACAGCACCAACTGCAACTAATTCTTCTGCTACGGCAGGAGTAGCGTACTGGACTCCAAGTGCTTCGCTTACGTATTCTAACGTAACACTTTCTACAGCTTTTGATGCGGTGCTTATTTATAATAGCTCGCAGTCAAATAAAGCAGTCAGTGTTCATACGTTTGGTTCGCAGACAATTACGGCTGGTACGTTTACGCTGACAATGCCTTCCAACACGACTAGCACTGCGTTGTTGCGTTTGTCCACGACCTAATTTCTTTTTAGGGGAACCCCGTGGCTAACTTTGGCTGGGGTGATAATCCGTGGGGTTACGACGGTTGGGGTGGCGTTGGTGTTGACGTTGCGCTAACAGGCGTTGCTGCGTCTGGTGCAGTTGGGTCAGTCACAGAAACTAATAACCCCACTGAGAACGGAAATGTAGCTACAGGTTCCGTTGGGTCTGTCACTACCTCACGTACGGTAGCCCTGACGGGAGTCAGCGCGTCTGGCGCGGTAGGAAGCGTAACTGAAACAATTAATCCGACTGAAGATGGTGTTGTAGCTACAGGTAACGTTGGGTCTGTTACTTCTAATATCTCTGTCACCCTATCCGGTGTTGCTGCATCCGGCGCTGTTGGTTCTGTTACTGCTTCTCCTTCTGTTGCTCTCTCCGGTGTCAGTGCATCAGGCGCGGTTGGTGATGTTGTCTTTAATTATCAGTTAGCTGGAGTTGCTGCTTCCGGGGCGGTAGGTACTGTCACAGTTGCTGAACGTCAAATTGCTTTGACGGGTGTTGGGGCTACGGGCACAGTTGGCGATGTTGTCTTTGCTTTCCCTCAAGATTTAACAGGCGTTGCTGCGGCTGGCGATGTTGGAACTATTACTCCTTCCTTGACACTCGCCCTGTCTGGTGTTGCTGCTTCTGGCGCAGTTGGTGATGTAACAGAGCAAAATAATCCAGCCGAAGATGGCGTGGTTGCCACAGGCGAAGTTGGATCTGTCACTACTTCCCGATCTGTTGCTATCTCTGGCGTTGCTGCTTCTGGGGCTGTTGGTAACGTTGAATTTACTAAGGTAGCTTCTTTAACAGGGGTAGAGGCTACTGGACAAGTAGGGTCTGTTGGTAAGACAATTACTATTAGTTTGTCGGGTGTTGTAGCTAGCGGGGATGTCGGTTCGGTAGGGTTTGGGTTTAGTCAGGCTCTATCTGGCGTAGCAGCTTCTGGGACTGTTGGCACAGCAGGAGTTACTCGTGAACGTGATATAAGTGGCGTTGGGTCGAGTGGTGCAGTTCAACCATTCCCTAATGTTATACCGTTCAGCGGGGTCGCTGCCTCTGGTAATGTAGGGTCTGTTGGTGTATTGTACTGGGGTTTAATTGACACCTATGAAGATGCTCAATGGAATGATGTAGGTAACTATCAGAACGCTGAATGGGAATTGGTTGAAACGGAGTAAATTATGACTGTTAATCGTACTACGTTGTTAAACCTTCCCCTTCCGGTCACAGGCACTGAATCCGGTTTATGGGGGGATTACACCAATAACGGGTTTACTGAGTATGTTGATACTGCTGTAGCTGGTGCTTTAAGTATTACGGCGTCTATAACTTTAGCCAATACTACAGGCACAAATTCCGCTACAGGCATTACGACAACCACAGCGCAATACCGAACGCTTGTTGTTCCTGCTGCGGGGGTATCTGCCAACGTAGTTATTACGGCCCCCTCTTCAAATCGTACTTATCACGTAATTAATCGTAATGCCACGTATACAGTACAAATTAGGGCAGGTGCGAATAGCGGTGTAACGCTTGGAGTTAATCAATCCGCTACGGTTGCTTACAATACTGTTGCAGCAGATTATGTTTTAGTTGGCACGATTGGTCCAACGGTCCCCGTTGCTAATGGGGGTACGGGACTAACGTCGGGCACTTCGGGTGGTGTTTTATATTATTCAGCCACAGGTACACTCGCTTCTTCTGGTGCGCTTGCTGCAAGTTCACTTGTTTTAGGTGGCGGTGCTGGTGCTGCTCCGACAACGACGACTACAGGCACGGGTGTTGTCACAGCCGTTGGTAATGCAGTTAATACGACAGGTGGGTTGGTTACTCAGTCAGGTACGTTGACAGCAAGTGCGTTGCTGATCGGTGGCGGTTCCGGCACAGCGATTACGTCCACAACTACCGGGACAGGTATTCTGACTTTCTTGGGTACGCCATCATCGGCCAACCTTGCAGCGGCTGTAACGGACGAAACAGGTTCAGGATCGCTTGTTTTTGCTACATCTCCTTCGTTGACTACCCCCGTTCTTGGTACGCCGACTTCAGGTACGCTTTCAAACTGCACTGTTGATGGCACGGATGCAGTCGGATTCAGAAACATCCCGCAAAATGTTCAAACAGGCAGCTATACGCTTGTAGCTGCTGATTCAGGCAAACACATTTATCGAGGTTCTGGTTCTGCTGCAACTTGGACAATCCCTGCAAACTCCAGTGTATCTTATGCAATTGGTACGGCGTTGACTTTTATTAATTTGTCCGCTACTAGCGTAAGCATCGCAATTACATCTGACACCATGTACTTGTCATCTGCTGGTACAACAGGAACCAGAACTTTAGCTCAGTATGGCTCTGCTACAGCGGTAAAAATTGCATCAACAACTTGGATTATCTCAGGGAGCGGTCTGACATGACAGGAGTAACGCAAGCTGTTTTTATGAATCAGAGATCGTTTGGAGCGCCCCCAGGACAACAAGCATATACAACCGCTGGCACTTATACGTGGGTTGTTCCATCAGGAGTGACTTCTGTTTCTGTAGTTTGTGTGGGCGGCGGAGGCGGCGGAGAGCCTTATAATAAAAGAAATTTCAGTTATTGCGGGGGTGGTGGCGGGGCGCTGGCATATGTAAACAATATCTCTGTTACTCCGGGTGAAAGTCTTACGGTTACAGTTGGCGCTGCAGGATCTGGAGGGTCAATGTACGGCAACTCCACTAGCGGAGGTGACAGCAAATTTTCTAGGAGCGGGACGGATTTAGTTTCTGCAGGCGGTGGCGGTCAAGCAAGCAGTTCAGCAAACGGCGGCGTTGTTTTGGTTGGTTCAGGTGGAAATGGTGGCTCTTCTGGGTCTGGAGCTACTAAAGAGTCAGCAGGGCCAGGAGGTGGCGGCGCCGGAGGTTATTCTGGAAATGGTGGCCAAGGTGGCGACATAACTAGCTCAACTAGTGGCACAGCCGGATCAAGCGGTGCTGGAGGGGGTGCAGGAGGCGGCGGGGTAGGTGGATACTCTGCGGGAGTTTTCGGCTGCCCACCTTTTACATATCAACAAGGAGCTGCTGGAGGTTCCGGCGGTGGTGTTGGCATTTTAGGTTCTGGATCTAACGGATCTGGCGGTGGGTATGCCGGCCCTAGCTATGTTGGAGGCCCGGGAGGTGGAGGCGGAAGCGGAGGTGCCTCACCACCTCAAAGCCCAGCAAGTGGCGGGTACGAACCCGGAGGAAATTACGGTGGGGGAGGTTCAGCTGGAGGCGGCTACTACGATTCACGAGTTATTTATAGTGGGTCACAAGGGGGTACTGGTGCTGGTGGGGCTGTTCGTATTTTATGGCCGGGCAATACTAGATCATTTCCATCAACCAATACTGGAGACCTGTAATGAAATACGTTATACAAATTCAAAATGGTCAGCCAGTTGGGCATCCAATTGCAATTGAAAATTTTAAACTAGCTTTCCCAGATAAAGATTTAAACAACTTAAGCCCTGATTGGGCAGAGTTTTGTCGTATTTTGCCGTCACCTAATAAATACCAAACAGTAAAATCATCAAGATATGATTGGATAAACGGTGTGGTTTCTGATGTATGGGAGTACAACGAAGCATCAGAAGAAGACAAAAAAGAAATAGATAGGCTAGAAGCTCTTACAGCTTCAATTTTTAATACTAAAGAGCTTGGGGTTACCCCAAATGTTATTGGCTGAAATCCTCAAAGGTCTTGGGGACTTGCAAGGAATGATGTACACCTTTGAAAAGGCCGGAGATATTTTGCCAAAGCACAATCACACAGAAAACGATGTACACATTACGATTGTTGCTAGAGGTAAGTTAAAAGTTTTTTCTGAAAATTGGGATATTGAAGTTGTTGCCGGGCAGCTTATTGATTTTAAGCCAAATGAATTTCATGAGTTTATAGCACTAGAAGATAATACAAGAATATTTAATATTGTTAAAAAGTTTGGTGGTCAAGTTAACGACAGCGGAACGGAGTAGTTGATGCTTGAATCTCTATTCGGTGGTTTGCTTGGTGGCCTCTTCCGGTTAGCGCCGGAAATGCTTAAACTTTTTATTGATAACGCATCTTCTGGCCCCGTTTAATGAAAGGAAATATCATGCCTGCAACAATCACTTGGTCTGTAACCGCAAGTCAGGCATGGAAGTAGCACCCAAGGACCACCTAGAAGCGAAGCCATTGGTGTGACAACGCACGATGACATGCTCAAGTTTTTTGAGACGGAGGGAAAGCAAAAAAATCAGTGGGAACCGGTGTTTGATGCGCCGATTCGCACCAATCGTCTTGTCTTGTTTCGCCCGTGGATGTGGCATTCAATGGGTGAACATTTTGGGACCGACGTGACCAATAGTCGGTTAACACAACTGATCTTTTTGAATGCTCTGGGGACATGATGGACGATAAAACCCACGAATTAGCGGTTCTCAAAGCGCAAGCTAAGATCAAGCTAGAGGAACTCAAGGCTCAAGATTCTGCTAAGGAAGTTGCTGGTAAAGCTATTGGTGAAGATGGTCTGCTTTACATCTTCATGATCGTGTTGGTAGGCGTGGGTGCGTCCCTTTTTTTAGAAGGCGAGAAAATTGCTGCTGTGATGGGTCTGCTTGGCGCTTCACTTACTGCACTTATCCAAATGCTCAACGGTATCGCCGGTACTGCTGCGAAGCAAGAAAAGCCCGAGTTTGAAGTCATCAAGGATCTTATCCACCGTCTTGACAAGCTGGACCGCGCCGAGCCACCCATGCAAGTGGATGTTGAAGGCAGCAAGGTGACGGTTAAGAAAGGTGCCGACATCGTAACGGCTAGGGGGTAACCATGTTTGAACTACTCGGTGGTGGTTTGCTTGGCTCCATCTTCGGTGGCATCTTTCGGCTTGCGCCTGAAATCCTCAAGTTCATGGACAAAAAGAATGAGCGCCAGCACGAACTCAGCATGTTCCAACTCCAGACCGATTTGGAGAAGATGCGGGGTGAGTTCAAGATGGAGGAGAAGTATGTTGACTACTCGATACAGCAAATGGATACGATTAAGGAGGCATTTAAGGAACAGGCCGCTACCGCAAAAGAGGCTGGTTGGCTCGCTTCTTTTATCACTGCTATTACCCGCCCCGGTCTTACTTGGATTGCTTTTGGTGTTTATGTGGCCGTCAAAGCTGCTGGGTTGACGATTGCCTTCCAGACCAACGCTAACTGGGCTGAAGTGTTAACCAAAAGCTACGACGAGGATGACTTCGCCATGCTGAACATGATGCTTACGTTCTGGTTTGTAGGACGGTCTATTGAGAAGTATCAGAAGTCGTAATGGAAACGATTGCCGAATCCCTCGCCAAAGTCTGGTTTCTGGGGGTTGCGGTAGTAGGTATCGCGGCTTATGCGGTCACACTTAAAGTGCGGGTTGATTACTTAGAAAAGAACTACGACAAACAGATCACTGCTTTATGGGAGCAGATTAACAAGTTGGTGAAGGAAAGGTCCGGCGGTGAATGAAGCCAAAAAGCTTTGCAAAGATGTTCTCATCAAACCCTTTGAAGGGTTGGCAAAGCGTTTGCCTGACGGACGAGTAACAGCCTACCCAGATCCCGGAACCCGTGGGCATCCTTGGACAATTGGTTGGGGGGCAACTGGGCCAGAGATTCAGCCGGGAACGATTTGGACGATTGAGCAGTGTGAAGATGCGCTTGACCATCATGTTGAGTATTTTGTGCGTGGGCTTTTAAAGTTTTCGCCTAAGTTAGCAACCGCTTTGCCTCGACGGATTGCCGCCGTGACAAGCTGGGCATACAATTGCGGCTTAGGGAATTATCGAGTTTCCACGTTCAAAAAGCGGGTTGATGCGGGAGATTGGGATGGTGCAGCAGATCAGTGCCTTCTCTGGAATAAAGCTGCGGGTCGAGTCCTCCCCGGTCTTACTCGTCGCCGTGCCGCCGAAGCTGCCTTGATGAGGTGAGCTATGCTCAAGAAGATCCTGTTTAAGCCGGGGGTTAACAAAGAAAACACTCGGTACACCAACGAAAACGGCTGGTACGTTAGTGACAAAGTACGGTTTCGTCAGGGCACCCCTGAAAAAATTGGTGGTTGGCAGCGCATTTCCGCAAACACATTTCAAGGTATTTGTCGTTCTTTGTGGAATTGGGTTACGCTGACATTTCAAAACCTCATGGGTGTTGGTACAAACCTAAAGTATTACATCGAGCGTGATGGGTCTTATAACGACATCACACCTATTCGCTCAACTGTGACACTGCCTAATAATCCTTTTACAGGTAATGGTACAACCACTGTTACCGTTACAACCACTTCAGCGCATGGTGCAGGGATTGGGGATTTTGTAACTTTCTCTGGGGCTACAGGTACGTACGACACAACGTTTAACGCTGAGTTTCAAATCGTTACTGTCCCTACAACGACAACTTTTACAATAACTACAGGTAGTGCTATCAGCGCCGGATCTTATGGTGGTGCTAGTGTATCTGCTGCGTTTCAATTAACTGTAGGCCCAGCTATTCAAGAACCGCTTTCTGGTTGGGGTGCTAGTTGGTGGGGACTTGGATCTTGGGGTAACGGGCTTACTTCCTCAATCTCTATTCGTATTTGGTCAGCTAATAATTGGGGGGAAGATCTTATTTTTGGCCCTCGCGGTGGTGGGTTGTATTACTGGGATGCCACAAACGGTGTTACCACTAGAGGTGTAAACGTCAATACGCTGGGGGGTACTGTAACTTTCACAATTGCTACACCCTGTGTAGCTACGTTTTCTGTGTTACTTGCTGAAGGCACAGCCGTGCAGTTTTCCACGACAGGTGCGTTACCGACAGGCTTGTCCACAGCTACAACCTATTATTTACGTAACGTTGATGGGGCAACGGCAAACCTTTCAGCTACCCCCACAGGCGCAATTATTGATACATCAGGTTCTCAATCTGGCACTCACAGCGTAAGCCTTTTAGTTGACGTACCCACTTTACAGAATTACATCCTTGTATCTGACACTTCTCGGTTTGTGTTGCTGTTTGGTACGACAGATTACGACAGTGCAGTGCTTGACCCCATGCTTATTCGCTGGAGCAATCAAGAGTCGGTGGTTGATTGGGTGCCTTCAACGCTCAACCAAGCAAGGTCTCTACGCTTATCACACGGCTCGCAGATTATTACTGCGGCTCAAACACGTCAAGAAATTGTAGTGTGGACCGATTCTTCGCTTTACTCGCTTCAATATGTTGGTGCGCCTGTTGTTTGGTCTTCGCAATTGCTTGGTGATAATGTTTCAATTGTTAGCCAGAACGCCGCAGCAGTTGCTTCGGGGCGTGTATTTTGGATGGGCGTTGATAAGTTTTATGTGTATGACGGTCGCGTACAAACCCTTCGTTGCGATCTTCGTCGGCATGTTTTTGGAAACTTAAACCAAAACCAATACCAGCAAGTATTTGCTGGTACTAACGAAGGCTTTAATGAAGTATGGTGGTTTTACTGTACCGCTAACGTCACTGCGGTCGATGCTTATGTGGTGTACAACTACGTAGAAGATGTTTGGTATTACGGTACGATGGCACGTACAGCTTGGATTGATTCTGGTTTACGTGCTTACCCACAAGCGGCTACTTATAACTACAACCTTGTTAACCATGAATATGGTATCGACGATAACGAAACGGCTACAACTTTGCCGATTGTTGCGTATATTGAGTCTGCTGAATTTGACATCGACGATGGTGAGAAGTTTGGGTTTATCTGGCGCATGGTGCCGGATCTAACATTCCAAGGGTCAACTGCGGATACACCGCAAGTTACTATGACCATGTACGGCATGAACGGTTCAGGGTCTGGGTTTAACACTGAGGCTGCTAAAGCTGTTGCCCGTACGTCCACCGTTACGATTGAGCAGTTCACCAATATTATTTACACCCGCATCCGTGGGCGGCAGATGATTATCGAAATATCTTCTGACGGTTTAGGTACAACTTGGCAATTAGGAGCACCCCGTATCGATATTAGGCCGGATGGTAGACGATGAGCTTTATCCAACACCCCGCTGCGCCTAATCTACCATTAGCTCCACCGCAGTACGACTCGCGTTATCAGGAGCAATTTAATAACGTCTTGCGTCTGTACTTCAACAGGCTCAATAACAACTTACTTTCTCTTTTCGGCACTTATGGCGGGCAGTATGTGCAGCTTCCGCTGGGGTCTTTTTACGATACGACGGATCAAACGGCTGCTTCAACTACAACGGCTTACGCTATCACGTACAACACAACAAGCATTTCTAACGGCGTTAAAATTCTAAATAGCTCCGAGATCCACTTTGATTACCCCGGTCTGTACAACATTCAATATAGTATTCAGCTTTCTAACAACGACAACGCCACTCAAGACGTAGATATTTGGTTTCGTAAGAATGGTCAGGATATTGCCGACTCCAACAGCCGGTTTGGTTTAGCCCCACGTAAGTCTGCTGGCGATCCATACCATGTGATTGCTGCTTTAAACTTCATTGTGGATGTAACGCCTAACGACTATATTCAGCTTTACTGGCGCAGTTCCAACACCAGCACTTACATCGAATACTATACTGCCCCTTCCTCACCGACGCGACCTGCGATACCATCAGTCATTCTGACTGCTACCCTCGTTTCGGGGATTGAATAGCATGACCACCTCCGCTAAAACCCTGACCCCCGAACAGCTTGCTGCACTGCAAAAAGCGCAGGGTATTGCCCAACAGCAAGCGTTAGATAAATATTTATCAGGTCGAGCCACGCAATACGGTACAACGCCTAAAGGTGGCACAAGCTGGACTGCGGGGCAAGCACTTGCTAATCCGTTTGCTGGGCTGAAGGATTTTGGTACGTATGAGCGCTCTAGATTGGAATACGTAGGGCAGGGCGAAGAAGGTGGGTACGAACAAAAAACTGACACAGTTAACAAGACTGCGGGGGATATTCTTAGTGAAAAGTTTAAAGATCAGTTAGGGCATAAGTCGGTGTTCCTCAAAGCCTATAAAAAAGATGAAAAAGGCAATCCTGTAGAAACTGACCTAAACGCTCTTACCCCTGAAGAAATTAACTCTGGCAATGTTGTGCTGTTCATGGGGGGCGCTACAGGTGGTAGAGACCGCGAGCGCATGGCGCAAGCTTACATCCCTCAAGGCGATAAACTTATACCTATCGGAGATCCAAAGTATTACAAAGGCGAGCATCCTGATGCTAAGAATGTAGCTAACGCCCTAAAAATTGCTGCAATTGCTTCACTGCCTTTTGGTGGGGCAGGTGCGCTTTTAGGTAACGTCACGGGAGGGGTAGCGGGGGGAGTAGCAAGTGGCCTAGCTTCTCTTGGCGTACCACAGGTAGCTGCAAATATTGGTGCTAATGCGCTAATGTCTGGGGTTTTACAGGGCGGCTTATCAAAGGCAACGGGCGGCGATTTCTCTAAAGGCTTTAAGTCTGGCGCAATCTCTGGCGGTATAGGCGCAGGGGTAGGCGAACTTGGCGCGATGTCTGGGTTAGATAAAGGGCTGGGTTCGCTATATACACCTGCTAAATCGTTGGCAACTTCTGCACTTACTTCTGCTGCTACGGGTCGGCCTTTTGATGTTGGGCAAGCAGTAAAAGGTGCTGCAATTAACTATGGATTGAACCAAGCTGGGCAAGCTGCGGGGTTTGAACCTAAACAGCAAGCTGCACTAATGCGTGGGCTTAATTTTGTAATGCCGTTGATTGCGGCGCGGCGCAAGCCGGGAGGACCATAATGGGCATTTTAGACGACGAAGAAAATTACTTTGCTGGAACATCCGGCTCCGGGGCTTTTCTAGGGAGTGATGAAGATGTTTCTATTTCACCCCTTTTTGCTGGGCTAGATTTAAACGCTCTTGGTATCGACCCAAACTTGTTTGCTGAAGGGTTAGACCTTAACGCGCTTCTTCCCAGTATTATTGGCGACGCTGATGTAATGAATGCGCTAAAGGCGCAAGATCCTGCTGCGTATGCTGCACTATTAAGTGCTGGGGAGGTTGGCCCGAACCCCGCTGATTCAGGTGATACCTCTGTCAACGATGCTGAAACTAAAAAGCTTGGGCGGCAAGCCGGAACCGATCCAGCCCAAGACCCAAGTTTAAAAGCTAAAGGTGTACCTGTTGGTGATCCAAACGATCCGATGGGCACTAAGAAACTAGCGGACATAAGCGGCGATAAAACCACCGATAAAACTACCGATAAAACTACTGATAAAAAAGGAATACTAGGCACAGATATTACTGCTACAGACGCAGCCAAATATGCAGCCATGCTCGGAATAGCAAAGTTAGCTTATGACGATGCCCAAAGAGCTAGAGAAGAAGCGCGGGGGTGGTCTGCTCCGGGTGGGTATTCCAAACAGGCTGTACGTAGCCCCGGTGGTGGTGTATCGTTCAAGAAATCTGGTAAAGCGATGGGTGGGGGAATTGGGTCACTGGATATGGCGCAAGGGGGACGTGCACTACCGCCACGATACCTCGACGGACACTCCGACGGAATGGCCGATAAAGTCCCGGCGCATATTGACAATAAACGACCTGCTGCGCTTAGTGATGGCGAGTTTGTTATTCCTGCTGATGTTGTTAGTCATCTCGGTAATGGTAACTCTAACGCTGGTGCGAAACGCCTTTACAAAATGATGGACGATATTCGCGCTGCACGAACGGGCAACCCCAAACAGGGTAAACAAATTAACCCTGACAAATTCATGCCGAGGTAATCATGGCACTACCTAAATTTATCACCCAAGAAATTAAAGATCTTGTTGGCGCTTCTGAGCAAGATAAGGTTAATTGGTATGCCGACCAGCTTGATTCTGGGTTGTCAGACGCAGAGATCCGTGCGCGGGTTAACGAGGTATTAGGCACAAGTTATTCAGGGTACGAACCTGATTGGCAATATTTAAAACGTCAAGCTGCTGAGCCGCTCACTCCTGAGATTGCAAAAAATTTAATGCAAAGGTCGATGACGACAGGAGTAAACACTGCCGATTTTGATAAGTATGGTGGGTATGATGCAGTTGCTGCAATGTATAACGCTAACCAAGGCAGCTATAACCTTGCCGACCAAACACTATCGCAGTTACAAAGCGCGGCAAATCAAATACAAGCCACAGGTGTTGGTAATCAGGCAGTTCTTGATTTAGTCAAATCTAATACACAGCAGCAACAGCAACAGCAACAGCAACAGCAACCGGGAACAGACTACCAAGGTACTGTAACGGGTGGGTCAGGGGTAGACTTCAAAGGTTCAACAGGGCTGCGTGAGGCGTATGGGCCGTATGTTCTTGATTACCTTTCCCGCGCATCCGCGTTGCTTGGGTTGCGCGATAGTCCTGACTATCAGCCTATTAAATTTGGTACTGCCGAAAAAGGCGGCACCTATGGCGCAGACACTGCAAAAACCCTTGCAAATCTTCAAGCCCGACGTGAGTCCATGATGGGTATGGGTGAAGATAAGTTCGCTATGTTTCAGCCTTACCAATATTCGTTCGCCCCTAAACCTGCAAAAAGTGGTGGGGTAATGTCTCTAGTGGATCACTATGACGCTGGAGGTGCGGTAGGCAACGCTGCGGTTACTACTAGCGGGGGTGTAGGTTCAGATACCATTGCTGGTGGGATGCAAGGTGTTCAAGTTGTACCTTCTACTTACACTGCACCAACTAATATTTACTCTGGTCCCGGTGATTCAGGAATAACCACAGGTTCGTTTGACCCAGCCGCAATCAGTCGTTTTACTAACCCATACACAACCGCAGTTACTGATCCACAAGTTCGTGAGGCTAAACGTCAGGCTGAGCTTGCAAAGCTGTCTCAAGCAGCAAAATTTACTCAAGCTGGCGCATTTGGGGGTTCAGGGCGTATCCTTGCTGAAAACGAAATAGGCAGAAACCTTGCAACACAGGTTGGTGACATTTACGGTAAAGGTCAGAAAGAAGCTTTTGACGCTGCGCTTCGTGCATTTGAAGCTGAAGAGGGTCGCAAGTTAACCGCAGGTATTGAGACTGAAAGAGCAAGACAGGAAGCTGGTAGGCAAGGATTAACAGGTGCTGCGAATGAAGCTCAGTACCAACAACTTGCACGAGATTTACAACAACGTGCTGAAGAAGCTGCGGCTAGAGGTGATCAGTTTGCAGCTAATCTTGCACTGCAACAACTTGCGGAAGCCAATCGTGCTGCTGAAGCCACTCGTCAGTTTGAGTACACGCAAGCGCGTGATACTTACCTTGATCCATATCGTGAGCTTGGGTACGCATCTCAACTACTTCAAGGGTTGCCCACCAGCGCATCAGCAACGGGTATTAGCCCGTCTGCAAACGCACTGAAAGCATTACTTGCAAGTGCTGGTGTTCTTTTCCCTGACGAAACCGGGGGCTAATAGTCATGGCGTATACACCTCTTTCCCCTAGCGGCGTTGCTAACGCTTTGCAAAATGTTGCAAAATTCCCTGACTCAAAGTTGCAGCAGTATGCAGCAGGACGTCCTCCACAACCCACAGGGCAGGTGCAGCCGGGACCAACAGGACAAGCAGCACAGGAATTAAACGCACGTGGTATGCAACGACAAGCTGCACAACGTCAACAAGCTATGCAAAACAATCCTGCAAACAGCCCAACCATCTTTCAACAGAAAGACATGGAGCTTCAACAGAAAGCTCAGCAGATACAGCAGCAAGAACAAAAGCTTGGCTTGCTTGGCGCACTCATGGCTAAAAAAGCGCAGGACATGCAGGCACGGGATACTGCTGGTATAGGTTCGCTGCCGCTGGATACGTTTAACGCTATGGATGGCGGTATTGTGTTTAGTGGTGGCGGAAGTGTGCAGCGGTTAAATGGAACGCAGGGGTCACAAGCGCGTAATCGTGCTGAATCTAATTTAAATGATCTTCTAGAGCAAATTGAACTTCTTCCAGATCGTGAAAATATATTACGCGAAGGAATGTTTGGTGAAAAACCAGACGCATACATTGTGCGTCGTAAGTTGCAAGAAAGAGGGTACACAGTAGACCCTAAAACAAACAAAATAAAACAACTTGAAGAAATGGGGGGTATGTCAGGAACTGGGGCGCGTCCTTTAACTAAAGAACAAAGGGCTACTACAGAATTTATACAAAAACAAATACAGAATAATGCACCTTCTTTTTTTAAAAAATTTCTAGAAGATAGGGCAGCTAAACCCGTTCCCCAAGAAGGGGGTAATGCTGGACCAGAATATCAACCAGTGTCTACCCCTGCTAAAACCGCTTCTTCAAACAGACCAAGTGCTGGTGTAGCGGGGCTTGATATTGAGGGGCGTATGCGTAGGGGCTTGGCTTCTGTGCGTGGTGAGTCCGATGAACAGAAAAGACTTGTAAGTGATATACAGCGTAATTTAGAAGAGCAATACGAAGCCATCGATAAATCAAACTTGTCGGATGCACAAAAAGAAGCAGCGCGTAAAAAAGTAACTGATGCGATGCAGGCTGAGTACACTGAATACACCACAGGACGTGAGTCAAGACAGAAGGCTGTTGCCGACGCTTTACGGGGTAAAAAGCCCGGAATGTTTGCTGGTATCGCCTCAGCCCTACCATCTGGCAACGTATCTCTTGCTGACGTGTTAGCAGGCGCTGCTAAAGGCGTTACTGCGGAGCGTGGGCGGTATAGAGATGCTGATAAGGAAGCTGCGCTGTACATGGCGCGAGCCCAAGAAGAGTCTGCTAAAGCCGACATGCTTGAAAAACGTGGGCAACGGGCAGAGGCGCAAGCGGCAGAAGACAGAGCGCAAAGGCTTATGAACGAAGCAGCTACGCGTAGAATGCAAGCGTTGGGCGTTAAGAAAGAAGGCATTGCCGCGTTGCTACAAAGAGAAGATGCACAGCAAGCGATTGAACGCGCTATTGCTGAGAAGGCAGTTACTGCACAGCTTGATTACGAGACTAAAGAGCGGCTTGAACGCCTTAAGGCAAGCTTGCAGCCCAGAGAAGTTAGCTTCTACAATCAAGTTTTGGCTGCGTTTAACTCTGGCGATCCTAAGCGTATTCAAGCTGCAAAAGATACGCTGTCTGCAATGTCTTTAAGTAAGCCTACTACAAAAACAGGAGAGATAACTCCAGCACAGCTTCGCAGATCGTATGATAGTGAGATGCGTACTTGGGATACAAACTTGAAAGGCCCACGTCCTACCTTTGAGCAGTGGAAAGCGCGAAGCGAGGGAAGTGGCGAAGACGTAGTTGATTTCACTGGTGGTAAAGGATAAAGCGAATGGCGTATTTCCTACCCATGCCAGACGGGAGACAAGCAAAGTTTCCTGACTCGATGCCACGGGAAGAAGCAGAAACTATTCTGCGTGAAAAGTTCCCTGACCTTTACCCCAGAAGTGGGGGCATCACAGGCGCATTAGGCAGGGGCGCTGAGTCAACGCTGTCAAGTTTACGCACGGGTATAGCCGGACTGTTCGATGCTGAACAGGCTGCAAAGGATGCAGCGCTTCGTGAACGTAGCATAGCTTCTCGTTATGCAGACGAAGTTGGCCTTGAGCAGTTACGCAAACGGTATGAACAAGAGGGGTTGTTTGGCGGAGTTAAAGAAGTGCTTGGCGTTCAAGCGCCGAGGGCTATTGCTGAGCAGATTCCACAAGTCGGGGTTTCTCTGGGTGGTGCGTTTGGTGGCGCACGTTTGGGCGCGGCAGCGGGGGCAGTCTTTGGTCCCGTTGGAGCAGGAGTAGGTGCCGCAGTTGGTGGGGCTGCGGGTGCCTTCGCGCCTTCTTTTCTTCAGCAGTTCGGGGCTAACCTTTCACGGCAAGCTTCCGAAGGCAAAACGATTGACGCCGCATCAGCGGCTGCGGCAGCAACTGCACAAGCAGGGATTGAGACTGCGGCAGGTTCGTTTATTTTGGGCAAACAACTTGTTGGTAAGCTCATCGGCAGACCTGTTGAAAAAGCGCTTGAAACGCAAGCTGGCAAAGCACTTGTTGAGCAAAGCCTGAAGCGTACCCTTGCTGGTGGTGCAGCACGTGGTATAGGCGTTGAAGTTCCGACCGAAGTTACGCAGTCAATGCTTGAGCGTTTGCAAGCTGGGCTCCCGCTAGCTTCAGATGAAGCGCTTAAAGAATACGGCGATACGGCTTATCAAACTGCGTTGTCAGCTCCAGCCTTTGGTGCACTTGCTCGTGTGCAGGAACGCAGTGGGGCAAGAGATCAGCTTGAGCAAGAAAAAGTTAAACAGCGTCAGCAGGCACTGGAGCAAGAGCAGGCGCGTAAACGTACGCCTGAATATGCACGAGAACTAAACGCTGAGCGTGTACAGCTACGTGATGAGTTCATTCGTATACAGCAAGCCATTGAAGCTAAGTCGTTAACAAAAGAACAAACGTTTGACGCAGAAGCACGACAGGCAGAAATCAAATCGCGGCTACGTGAAATAGCCAGCGAGATTAAAGAGAACGTGCCTGAAGCGCAGCGTACCTTTGCTGACATCATGCGTGAGCGTGAGGAGCAGGAGGCTGCTAAAGGTCGTCCTGTTGTTGATGAGTTTGGTAATGTTGTTTCGCCGTCTGGTTTTGCTTTTGATGCGCCTGAGTCAAAAGGGCTTGGAGTTTTACGCGCCCCACGGTCAGATGTTGACATTGAAGCAACGCAGGCTGAAGGCTACAACCGCATGGCGCGTATGCCACAGGCTGTACTTATTAAAGCATTTCAAGATTGGAACGATCCAGTCACAGGTACAGAGCTTAAAAAGCAATACCCGTCGTTTAACACCTACGCACAAGCAATGGATGCTCAGCGTATTGAGCGTGAGAAACAGGCACAACTGCAACAAGAAGCTAAAGATAAAGAACAGCAAGAGTTACTTGCTAAGCTTAGAGCAGACGAAACAGCACGGCAGGAAAAGGCTGAACTTGCTTCTATGCAAGAGTCACGCCGTTTGCAGGCACGGCAGGCGCTGACTGATGATGAAATAAAACAAGCTGAGAAAGAGTTTAAGAAAAACCCGCAACTCAAAACAATATACGGATCGGCTGAAGAGTACGCGCTTGATAAGAAACAAGACGAAACTTTGTTAGGGTTTCCGGCATCTTATGTTGAAGCCCTTGAAGCCGCAGATGCAGACTTTGTTAAAGATATTGAAACACGTGGTGCTGCTGCGGGGCAGCAACGTCAGGAGCAATTTGAGCTTGCAGGGTTTGAGTCTGGCATAACGGCTGTTGAGCGTAGGCTTGAGAACCCGCGCATGGTTGCGGCTGCGCTGGATTTACCTGTTACGCAGCTTTCTGAACAAGACTTTATTAAAACTCGCGCAGCAGAACTTAGAGCTTCTGGTATGGATGCCAGAGAAGCCGCAGAACAAGCGAACACAGAGTTTGAACAACAAAGTGATGAAGCCCTTAATTCAAACTTAGCATTTAACCTTGACCGTGGGCGTATTACGCAACCTATTGCAAAAGCTCTTGGCTTGCCAACTACCCCTTTCCGAAAGGTAGTTGGAGGGCGCAATATCGACGCGACAGTTGGAGAACTGTCCATCCGTGGTCTTATTCAGGAACGTATTACCAAGCTTGAAGCAGAACAAAAAGCTTTACTTTCAAGCGATGAATCTTTACTTAAACCTGACGGGTCAAGCCAGCTTAACGAAAAAGGTTTGCTTGCATTACGAAAAGAAGCTCAGCTTCAAGTTCTGCGTCAGTATCTTGAGAAGCCCGAAGTAACACCTGAAAAAGGTGAAGGCATTGCAGGTTCGTTAGCTGTTTCTGCTATTGAAACTAAAAAGACAACGACAGCGCCAACCAAGCCTGTAAGAACCCGTAGCGATATTGACAAACAGATTGAAGCGCTTGATAAACAAAGGCAGATTGCGCGTGAAACGCGTGATGAAGAACGTCTTGGAAACTTAAACAAACAGCTTGAGCAGCTACGTGAGGAGCGTTTTGCTGTTGCCCCGGATGCAGCGTCTGCAAAAGATACAGCGTTCCAAGACTTTGTTGACTATGCGTTTGATGCAGTTGCGTTGTTAAAGAAACCCACGGACCCTGTTCAGTTTGAACGCCGCGTTAACAGGCTTGAAAAATTTAAAGCTGCGGCAAAAAGAGCTGGGGATGAGAAGCGTGTTCGGCAAGCTGACCTTGAGCTTGCACGTCTGCAAGAGTCGCAGTCCATCTTACCGTTAACCAAAGATCGCAAAACAAAAACAGAGCAAATTAAAACGCGTTACCTTGATGCACTGGTGCAGCAAATCAATGAGCAAAGAGCTGAAAAAGGTTTCCGTGCGTTAAACAAAGAAGAAGCGGATACGGTTCGTAAAGAAGCTGAGGCACTGCTGACAGAACTATCAGACCGTTTGCAAGCACGTAGTTCTGAAGAACTGCTGGACAGACTTACGCAAGTTCTTGAAAAACGAATCCTTACTACGCCTAAAGATCTTACCAATTTAAAACAGCTAGTAAACCGCATTCAAAACGCTGTTGGGCTGCAAAACAAACTTATTGCGCAAATTAGAACTATTGCCGATGAGATTAAAGCTTTACGTAAAGAGTTAAGCGATGCTAAATACGCAGACCCATCTGCAATCCCAGATCCGGCAAAGTTAAAAAAGATTGAAGAGCTTGAGGCTAAAAAAGAACCACTTGACAGACAAAGTGCAAATTTAGAAAGGCTTGGAATTCAAAAAAGTATCAATGCGTTTTTGAAAGAAATTGATGCGCCTGCGCGGACTCAGATTGTAGAAGTGTTGGTTACGCCAACAAGGGCAAGCGATACGCGTAAAACTGAAGAGCGTCCTTTTGCTGACCCACGTAAAGCGGCTAGCCTTATTGAAGAACAGCTTGAAGATATTGTTACGACCTACAGTAACCCCCAAGCAAAACGCACTTCAAAAGAAGGGGAGTTTGAGTTACGTGGTGAGTCTCAGAAACTTTTTGAGCTTCGTGCAGAAAAAGCTCGTGGCACACCAGAGGCAAAACTTAGAACAGCCCTTGATCAAATTGAGCGTATTCGCAATCGTGTAGCAGTTACAAACTTAGGGTTTGATCCCAAGCTTGCACAAGCGTTTGCAGAATTTGAAACAATTTCAAAACCGTCTGAAGAGTTAGTTGATGCTGTGTTGGAACAAACCGACCGCATCATCAACGGTATTGATATGCCGTTTAACACCAATGATCCTAATCTGCGTGGGCAAGCACCACGTATGTTGCAGTTGGTACTTGGGTCAAAACGCACAGAAGGAAAAGTATTAGCTTCTCGTGCAGGCACTGCTGAACTTCCAATTAGCACAGAAGCACAAGTAAATAAAAACGAACGTGCTTGGAAAAAAGAAAATCTTAAACAGCAAGAAGCAAAGCAACAAGAAATTCTTGAAGCTCGTGCAGCACTCGACCGCGATATTGCAGATGCACAAAAAGCATTACAAAAACCGTTAAAGCCAGAACAACGCGCTGCCCTTATAACAGTGGAGCAGATAAAAGAACGTGAAGCGGCTATTGATAAGTTGCGGGACGAACTAAACGACTTAATAAATGCAAAAGCGCCTGATGTGCCAACCATGCGCTATAACTTAGGGCAAGCAGAACTGCTGCCTAAGATTCAGGAATTGCTAAGACGTGAGTCTGAAGTAACCACGTTGGAACAGCAGCTTGAGTTGTTTAGCGATAGTGAAGACGCTAGGGTATTTATACGTAGCACACCTGAAATTTTTGCAGCTTCCATTAAAGTTATTAATGGCATTAAGCAACTTCTTAACAAGCAAGCTGCTGAAACGCAACAGATTATTCGCGGAAAGCAAGTTATTGAGCTGCGACAGCGTATAAGCCAAGCTGTTGAAGATGTACGCAATCAAGAAGTCATAACGCTAAAAACGCTTGGTGAAGTACGAAAAGTGATTTCAGGGGTTAACGATGTAGCAAATGGAATTGTAAAATTTATTGAAGATATAAAGACGCTAGAGGCTGACATCCCTCCTTTGGTTGATCGCGTTAAAAAACTTGAAAATGAAATTAGCAAAATAAAAACATGGCTTGAAGCAATGCAAAATTCTTTGCAAGGCACAGAAGGGGATTCTTTTTATCAAGATGTTGTTGATTTAAATACGCGGCTCAAAAAACTTGAAGCAGATCACAGCGATGCGCTGTCTGCGTTATATCAAACGCAAATTGCATACAATGAGCTTGTTGAACAAGGCCCAACTGCACTGACTGAACAAGAGCTTAGTTTACAAGCTGCGCTTGATTCTCGTGTACAGCAAGAGCGTGAAAAGCTTGATCGCTTGAAAGCGCGGCTTGAAAGAATTAAACAACTTCCCGGAGCCGAAAGAAACATTGGCGAAGAACGTGCTCAAAAAACTGAGCAGGATAAACAACGTGCGCTTGTTGCACAGCTTGAAAGCGTACGTAAAGAAATGGCGGACGCTAACGATAGGAACAAACGCATTAGAGAGGCAGAGCTTGCTGCGATGGACGGCATTGTCTCGATTAACGAAGCGTTTTTTGGTATCACTAACAGATACAAAGTTGTTCCTGCTACACGTCGCGTTACGACGCCTAAAGAACAAATCAAAGTTTTACTGCCTGTTACATCTACTATTGCCGAGTTAAAAACGCGTATCAACGCACTAAAGAAAGCTCGCAAAATTGCGCAAAAGCAGAAAGATGTTGTTACGCTTTTTGTTGATGGTAAAAAACAAACCGTAGACAGAACTACTGTTATTGATCAGCAGGTTGCTTCGCTTCAGCAGCAAATCAACGACATTAATGCGCACAACAATTTTGTAAAAGCAAACTTAAAAGTCATCAAAGAATCTAGGGCTCAGGTTGCCGCGCTTAACAAACAACTTAAACAAGCAACAAAACCCAAGCAGATTGAAAAGCTCACGGAAAAAATTAGTGCGCTAGAAACAAAAATCGAAGAAGCAATCGATAAGAAAAATGCCAACGATATGTCGAGCGAAAGCTTGAACGAGATCAGAGGCGGTACAGTTTATTTGGAAGACTTTTCAAACGAGCGCAAATTGTTGCTCAACGAAACGCCTGTTTGGTTAAAAGAGCAGCGCAACATTGAGAAGAATTATCAAGCAGCGGTTGAACGGCTTGCTAAAAAATACAAAGCGCCGGACGAAAGCGTTGAAGAAAAAATACAGTCTTTAATTGATAAAACCAACAAGGAACTTCGTGACGCGCCTGATGCAGACACACAAAAACGGTCAAAGCTTCAAGGCAAAATTAAAGAACTTCGTACGGATCTTGCAGCGTTGCAGGGAGATACTGTACTCCTTACAACTGCTGAGATGTATGCGGCAGCACGAGCTGAGCAACAAACACGCCTAACCGATACAGGCAAAGAAATTATTGCTGGTGAAAAAGTAGCAACAAAGCAGCAACGCCTTAAACCACTCAGAGGAGGTGGAGCAGATCAACGTTTGGCAATGGGTAAAACGCCAGACATTGATATTGCCCTTGCTGAGAAGCGTCGTGAACGTCTTGCTCTACAAGGAGCAAAAACAGCAGCCGCACGTAACGCTCGGTTTGGTCTTGACACAACTGCTGAAAAAGTTACTGAGTTTACAAACGACGCTACGCTTCTTGTATCAACAGGCCCAGCGGGAGAAACAAGTTTCCGTGTTGATGATGAAGCAGGGTCAATGGTTGACCTTAAAGAAGCACGTCAAAAAATTGAACAAGTTAAAGCTAGCTTGCCAAAAGGCGTCAAGCTTGTTTACGCTGAAACACTGTTTGATGCGCCTAAGAGTTTTATTCGCGCACTCATGCAACAAGGCATGGATCAAGACACTGCCAAAGTGCGTGGGGGTGTTATGCCGGATGGCACGGTTGTCATCATTGGATCTAACCACGGCAACATGCTTGACCTTGAAACCACGATTGCACACGAGTTAGTTGGACACTACGGCGTTGACACGGTGCTTGGTGAGCGTGGGCTTGATGATCTTGTCTTCCGTGTTGATTCACAGCCGGGGGGCATACTTGGGCTAGCTAAAGAGATGGGTGTGCACGATGAAGTGGCTGGCACTATCATCAACCTGCAAAGTGTTGGCGCTTCTGTTATTGGTCAGCAACGCGCTGCTGTAAGAGAGCTGATTGCACACGTTGAAGAGGCACGGGTTACTGAATCTAACGTTGGTGCTATCAAACGGTTTGTGCAGGAGATGATTGGCGCACTGCGTAAAGTATTCCGTGAAGTGCTTGGGCTGAACAGATACGGCGCGTTGAGTGCCTCAGATGTTTACTATCTGTTAAGACAGTCCCGCAAAGTGATGAAGTCAGGTGCTACAGGCGCATACCGTTCGGCTGATGGTAATGTTGTGTTTAGGAGAGGTGAGGGTGCTTTCCCTGCCGACATGCCCACAAACTTTGTAGACATTACTAACAAACTCGTTGGCGCTCCTGCAAGCGTAACTGACAAGATCTTTGGTGGTAACACCGGCATGGTGTTCCGTACCAAGTATATTGATCGTTTTGAACCTGTGATGCGCATAGCTTCGCAGATGAAAGACTCGCTTGCTGCAACGCAAATGCAATACTTCTTGCGGATGCACGATCAACGCAACAACTTTACGGCTGAAGCAGTTAATAACGGTGCGCTGATTCTGGATAAGAAAAAACGCGCTGATGGAAGTGAAGAGTTTTTGGTGCGCAGCGGGGGTACAACTTCTCTTAAAGATGTTGCCGCTGCATTGAAGGGCATCCCAAATATGAATGTGGATGCAGCCAATAAGATGTTTACCACATGGATGGCTGCAATTCGTGCTGAGCGTGTGGGGCTAGAGACACTGAACTTTGACCCGTCGATCAAGATGAGTGACTTGATTGGGTTTAAGAAGTACATCGACGCCCATCCTGAGATTAAAGCGCCCTTTGAACAAGCACGTAAGCTTTATAACGAGTACAACAAAGGGCTTGTTAACTTTGCTGTGCAGACAGGGGCGTTGAGTAAAGAGCAAGAAAACAAACTGCTCAGCACCAACGACTACATACCGTACTACCGTGTGCAGAATGGCGTTGTTCAGTTAATGCTTGGTGGGGAAATTAGTCCTATCAAAATAGGCAACTTAAAAGACCAACCGTACTTAGACCAACTTGTTGGTGGTAACACAAAGATTCTGGACTTCTTTACAAGCTCAGTCCAAAACACCAACATGTTTGTTGATCTTGCGTTGCGCAATATTGCAACCAAGAATGTTGCTTACACGTTGCGTGACCTTGGCACGACCCTTTCTCCAGTAGCCAAAATTGGTAAGGGTGACGGACCGGCAGGTACAAACGTCATACGCTTCAAAGAACGTGGCGAAGACATGCACGCTGTGATTGACACAGAAGCGTTTGGTGTGCCCGCAGAGCTATTGGTTAAAGGTCTTGAGGGCGTGGCAGTCACTGTGCCACAGCTTGTACAGATGTTTAACATTCCTGCCCGTGCGTTGCGACTGTTTGTTACACGTAACCCGCTGTATGCGTTCAGGCAGTTGTTCCGTGACTCTACATCGGCTGCGCTCACGACAGGCGGCAACCTTATCCCTGTAATCTCTTCGCTTAAAGAACTGGGCAAAATGCGTCAGGGCAAGAGTGAAGGCGAGACTGCGTTACGTGAACGTGGTGTGCTTGGTGGGCAGGTGTTTACTGGTACGTCGGAAGACTTGAGTATCATCCTGCGAGACATTGCAAGCGGTAAAGAAGGGTGGGCAACTAAGCTGGCTAAGCTCGATGCGCTGGCTATTCAAGGTGACGCCTCTACCCGTGTGGTGTTGTACAACGATTTCCGCAAGCAGGGGCTGTCCGATATGGAAGCCACACTCGCTACGCTGGAGTCGATGAACTTTAACCGTCGTGGGTTGTCCCCCTCCGTGTTCCTGATGTCCATGATGGTTCCGTTCATGAATGCGCAGATCCAAGGTCTTGACGTGCTGTACCGTTCGGGCTTCTCAAAGGGAATGCCTTTCAATGATCGTTTGCAGGTGCGCAAGAAATTCTGGCAGCGAGGTATGTTGCTTGCAGGATTGACGCTAGCGTATGCAGCCATGATGGAAGACGACGAAGCGTACAAGAACGCTAACCCTGATGAGAAGTACAACAACTTCTTTGTGTACGTGCCGGGGTTTGATGAACCTGTACGCATACCTATTCCGTTTGAAGTTGGCTACCTGTTTAAAGCACTGCCTGAGATGATTGTTAACATGTCGTCTGGTAAAGCAGAAGCTGGACAAGTGTTCCCTGCCATACGCAGCATTCTGTTCAACAGCATCCCCGGTTTCATACCGCAAGCTATTAAGCCAGCACTTGAAGTAGCGACCAACTACTCCTTCTTCTCATGGCGCGGTATTGAAAGCGAGCGTGAACAAGCGTTTACGCCTTCGCAACGCATGAGGTCAAACACCACTGAGATTGCCAAAACGTTAAGCGGTCTTGCCAGCTTTACGGTGGGAGGTAAAGAATACGGTGTATCGCCCATACAGATTGACTATCTCATTCGCGGATACTTTGGTGGGCTGGGACTTGCGTTGACCAGCATGGCTAACACCGTGTTGGAGAAGCCCGGAAAAGTTCCGGCTGAAATGCGTCCTAGCGATATGCCAGTTGTTGGTGGTTTGTTCCAGCCTCGTGATGCTCAAGGGCTCATCAACTACGCATATGAGATTGTCAGCAACATTCAACAACGCCAGCAGACGTACAAAGAGCTGATGCGTAAGGGTGATGACGAAACAGCCAAAGAGTTCTTGCAAGAGAATCGTGGGCTGATCTCACTGGCTTCCTCGGCTGGATCTTTCCGTCAACAGATGGGCGAGTACGCTACCTACGAACGACAGGTGCGCGAGCGCAAGGACATGACACCTCAACAGAAGCGAGCAGAGCTTGAGCGCATCCGTCAGATAAGAATCAACTACGCGCAGAACTTTATACGCGCCACCGCTGAAAATAGACGCCAAGCTTCTGCTGGATAATACAAACGGTAGTAGTAAATCGAAACACACGGGCGTCGATTGCCGCCCTGTGTGCTTTCTCTATAGTACGTTGTGGATTGAGTGTAGGGACGAAGAAACCCCCTCCCGGTGGAACGTGCTCCCACGGGAAGGGAAACTCAGTCTTCGATTTCTGGCATTGAGATTCGGATTGCATTGACGCGCATCTGTGGCCCACGGGTTTTCTTCATCAAGTCTGTCTTACCGTATGTCACACGGTACAGCCTCTCGATCTGCTTCTTAAAGTCTGCGTATCCAAAACTCATGGATGCGCAGTAAGACTTCAGTAAGTTTTCTTCAATCACGTAGTCGATGTACCCCGGCGTCAGCCCGTGTTCAACACGCCCTGCAATCTCAGACCGAGATATGGTTTCATCGATCACACCACCGTCACCGAGCGTTGCAGCGAGCGTACCGTCCACAGCCTTGATGACAACAAACTTACCGTAGAACTCGCGTGTATAGCTGTTGAGTACATCCTCGACTGTGCGCTTGCTGCTCTGCACAGTGTCCCTGCTCTTAAACACTAGGTTACGGAACACACGCATGATGCGCTCAACAGGCAGATCAATCAGCCCCATGTGTTTACTGCCCATAGCAACAGCCCCAGCGATACAAGATGTGCAGCCTGCTGTCCAGAAGCGTTCATCATCGGGTGAGCGGAAGTCCATGCGAATGTGTTTCTCAATCTTCTTGTACAGCTTCTGTGCTTCCATCGCATTCTGAGACAACCATTTCGCATAGTGGGGACCGACTACCCCGTAGTTCTGTGACAGCGACACGATGGCATCACGCTCATGATCGTCCCACGTTAACGTGTTCGTGAGTGTCAGCTCAAGTACACGGCGCAGCTCACCTTCAGATGAGTGCTTGCGGTTACCCGTCATGTAGTCCACCACGTGCGTGTTCGATGCCATCAGTGCAAGCAGTGACCATGCTGTAGTGTTGATCCTCTCTTTGTTCGCACCTGACTCCATGCGCTCCTTGCCCTTACCCTCACTGAAGTCAAACAACATGGCAGGGAACCATTCAAAATCACGCCGGTTCTTAACCGTAATCTCGTCAGAGATCAGCGGTACTGAACCAAGCATCCCTGCATGGTGAATCATGGCTACGTCAGACGTAGAGCGGCTGACACGGAAGTGATCAGGATGCCCCCACACGCTAGCTGCCAAACGTAACGCTAACGATTTACCCGTGCCGGACTCCGTAGACCCCAAGTGAAATGTCATCCCCGCCAGCTTACTGAACGCCATGAACGGCGAGCCCAACCCCACGCAGAGCATAGCCAGTATGTCGTCGAGTCCTTTATCAATCAGCACTTGTATGATGTTCTTCCATCCGTCCAGAGTGCCCATCGAGCGCATACTAGCTGTGATGTTCTGGAGGTCAGGCATGGGAACCTTACGCGCCACACCGTTCTGGTACACCATGCCACCATGCACAAAGGGCGCGTTGTGCCCTGTCAGCAGACGGTCGTGATTCTGCCATCCGTAGTTTGACGGTATGACAAGCGGTTGCTGAGATACGCTAGCCTTTTCCACACACCCGCGCACGTACTCAAACAAGTTCTTGTCGTTGCCTGAGCCTGTTGAGGCAATGATGTTTTGTGCTGCGAGAGTCTTAACGGTTTCGTCTTTACTGACGACTGACTTTTGATTGAGCAGTATGTCGTGGTACTCGTCGTCGCGTTCGGCAATCATGTGGACAACATGCTCACCCGTTGGCTGTTTGAGAATGTCCACCGCAAACAATGTGTACGGCAGGATCATGACGGATTTTTTAGTCTTCTTTCCTTCGTCGTCCTCAAGCGTCTTGTCGGCAAACACGCCACCCTTTGCACCGTAGCTGTAACCCCGTGGGGGTGCAGGGCGAACAATCTGTACGGGAAGTTCTTCTTCCTCGTTATGTATCTCAATATGTTTCTCAGTGTTATCCGTTGCCACCGTGCGGCACAGGATGAGTGGATTAGTTATCTTTCCCCAGTGCGGGCACTTTGTACAAACGCCCGGATTCTCGCTATCCATCTTGACGCACGGATACGGGCCTTTAATCTCACGCAGCTTCTGCCGCATACGATCTTCGTCATACGGGTGCATCTCCGAAATGCGGCTCGCATAGTCACCTCCATCTGTACAACGCGTTGTCCAAGATAGTAGGCCTCGCCATAGCGGTTCCATGCCGTCTTCACTGGCGTGGTCCTTGTAGTACTGAAGCTGTTTACAACCTGTGCCTTCAATCGTCTTAATCCACAAAAGCTTAAACTCGCTTTGCAGATTGTCAAACATCTTGATCGCTGACTCTGACCGTGCGCCTTTAGGTCGTTCGCCTTCGATCTCAATCTTCTGTGCCAGTAAGGGGCTATAGGCATGTCCGTTTAGCTTCTTAATGAGTTGTCCAGAGAACGTACCAAAGTCAAATGCTCTGGGCTTCGCCTCCACCATGATACGCACAGCACGAGGTTTGGGGTACTTTGGTTTGAAGTTAACAGTACCCGGTATGCGCAGCACACGCGCTGCATCAGCCGTCACGCTGTTGTCGATGCGCATGTTCTCCTGTGCACACAAACGCTTTAAGTTCTCTGCAACAGGTTTCCAAACATCAATCGGTATGTCTTCAGTGAACGGCCAATACACATGAAGCCCACCACCTGAATCAACGACAAGTGGCTGGCCTAACTGCGCAAGGTCGGTCTTTTCAAGGAACACATCCAACGCCTCGGCAGCATCACGCTTGGTTTCGTACCCGTCCATATCTAGAAATGCAGCGCGTATGAACTCTGCATTTTTAGCGGTACGACTTCCTTCTTGTTTGAAGGTAGCAAGTGCGAAGTAAACGTCCTGCCTGTTCTTAACCCACGTATCTACGACATGCTGAAACTCTCCTAAGTTTGTTGCAAAAACATGCTCTTTCTTTTTACTTGTTAGCTCGGCTATACAGTACACGCCCGTCGATGGGAGGACTGCCGCCAGAAACTCTTGCGGTTGCATGAAAACTCCACAGGTCAGAACAGGGGTAACTGGCGTCCGTCTTTTGGCTCAGCGATGTCAGGTACGTGCGTTTCTATGTAACGCGCCATACGTTGTATTAACTCTTTCAAGTACGCAGGTTCAACTTCCTCCCAATTAATTTCACAATAATTCAACAGCTCTGAGTCTGTCATGCTTGTAGGTTGTAGTCCTCGCATATCTGTCTCCATGCGTGATCGGCTGTTGGTTGCCTTTCAAGAATATTGATGAGTTCCTGTACACGTGAGCGGTAGGCAGGGGTGACCTCCACGCCTGACATCCAGTTGTAAACCGTCTGCCTTGTCGCTCCAGTAAATTTTGAAATACGTAGTACAGAGAAGTCTCGGTGTATGGCCCATCGTCCAAGGCGCGAGCCTAGCGTACGTGGGGCGTGTTTAACTGAGTTTTTGGTTCGTTCAGAGTAGGGCATAGTGTGTAAGGGGGCTTGCGCCCCCTGTTAATTAGTCGTCGGTATCCCAAGCATCTACAGTAGCAGCAATCCCAGACTTCTTGGGCACCGCGTTAGTAGGGGCAGCTTCTTTACGCACTGCGGGTTCTTCGTCGCCAGCGTCATCAACTTCAACAGCTTTCTTTCTGCTTGCCGCAGCTTTAGGGCGTGTACCTTCAAGCATAGGTGCAGGGGCTGCAACTTGAGGAGCAGACGGTGTGAACGAAAGCGTTGCCATCTTCTGAACTTCTTCAGAATCAAGCTTTGGCTCAACGTTTGCAAACTCGTCGTCTGACAGCCAGCGCATGGTTTTGAAATACAGCTTGGGTACAGCAGCTTTCGTATCGAACCGCATACGAGTGACAACTTCTTCAGGGTTGATGCCCTGTGCAGCAAGCCACGCAGCATATGCCTTCAAAGGCATATCGCCATTAACTTCTTTACCAAAGATGCTAGTGGCAGGAAGGGTAAGTGCAAGTGCGTCACCACCAATATCGTTTGCTAGTACCACAGCAATCGGTTGCTTGAAACCACAGGCGCGACTTGTACCCTCACCGCTACCCTGAATGTTCTGGGGGCAGTCAGCGCAGTTGCTGTGTTGCGGGTTAGCAGCTTTAGCGTCAGGCTTATCACCGTCTGCTGACCAACAAGTTGGGCCTACGTTCTTGCCTTCCTCGTACTTCTCAGCAAAGAAAGTGCGCCCAATCTTGGGGGCAGCGGCAACGATCACAACGTCAAGATGACGATCATCAATAGCGGCAACTTCTTTACCGTCACTGATTAAACGAAACACACCACCACGGATGGAGATGCTCTTGCCCTTACGCCCACCACCAGCGTTACCACCGAGTGCTTGTGAAAGTGCGGAGGTTCTGCCTTTGGCAAACGTGGGGACTTTAGATGGATTAAAAACAGCTACGTTACTCATTTGGTTGGTTTCCTTACAGAGACATCGTATTCCGTATCTGCTTGCAGACCGGGGGGAACAAGCGTGGGATTTTCTTCAAGAAATTTGTTCATGTTGGATTGAGCAATACGCTTCTCAAAAAGATCAAGCGCATCGTGCTCCACGACAAAGTGCTTAAAGGCGTCCCAGTCTTGGGTTGAGTACCGTTTCTTTATAGTTAAAGTAACAGTACCGTAGTCGGTGCGTACCGACTTACTACCGAGCGCTTTCAATTGGTCCTTGATTGCAGCTTTAACATCATCCTGCTGCAACTTCAGTTCCTCAATCTGCGACTCGTATTCTTTGGTTAGCTCTTGGATTCGGGTGCGCATCTTGATGTACACCCTCGTCAATTTGTCCAATGGAATGGCATCCATGTTTTACTCTCCTTTTGTTATGTCAAGAATTATACATTTATTCTGTCATCGCGCAAGCATGATTCGTAAAGTTTTATGAGCAGCGCATGATCGTCAACACGTTCTTCTAACATCTGGAACATTTTTCTCTCGATGTCACTACCCTGTAGGTGGATGACTGTCACCTTGGTCGAGTCCTGCCCAATACGATCTGAACGAGCGATACATTGTTTATAAGTCTCAACAGACATCACTGGCCCCCAGAAGATAACAGTGTCCGCAGCAGTCAACGTCACACCGTGCGCAGCAGCTTGTGGCTGTATGACAAGCAGTCTTGGATTCTCTTCCGTCTGAAAGCGTTTGAATATATCTGTTCTTTTTCTTACAGATATGTCGCCGTGTATCAACTCATTAGCAACGCCATGCTTGTTAAGATAGTTATGGATTGTGTCAATGCTGTGCCTGAAAGGAGCAAACACCAACACCTTGCGTTTTGTTTCTTCAAGCACTTCCATCAACACCGATAGACGAGGAGCGCAGTCAAACTCAACTACCTCCTTGTCATCTGTGTACGCTGCTCCCGCGCTAATCTGCAACAGCTTACTGACACCTGCCGCAGCGTTGACTGCTGAGATGGTAGTGTTTGCCGCTTGCACCACCATGAGTTCCTTCAGCAGCATGTAATACTTTTTTTGTTGAGCAGTTAGTGGTATATCACGTGTCTCAACAAGCACAGGGGGTAGGTCTGTGCATTCTTCTTTTGTGTAACGTATTGCTGGTTGTAACGCATCAAACACAACCATGTGAGCATCTTTCTTTGGAACCCACTTAAATTGTGTAACCTTCAGCATTGTCTTATCACGCCACGCCGTTTGAAACTGTGGCACACCCATTGGGTTAACAAGTTTAGCTAGCCCATAGGCATCGGCAGGTGACTGCGCAGCGGGTGTGCCTGTCATCATCCATAAATACGTAGTAGGCTTTATCAACTTGTTGAGTGCTTTCCACCGACGTGTGCTGACGTTCTTATAAGCGTTGGCTTCATCAACGATGATGAGATCAAAGCGTCCGTCTGCTACAACTTCGTTTGCTATTAAGTTCAGACCGTCATAGTTAATGACGACAAACTCATAGTCACCCTGCACCATCTCAATACGCCGCACTGCCTGTTGATGATGTGCCACGATAGCACTGCGGTGTATCACGCTCTTAGCTATACCGTTCATCCACGCATCGTGCATGATGGACAGGGGGCACAAAATAAGACAACGTCTTACGTAACCCTTCTTCATCAGGTAGTCAGCAGCCCACAGCGCAGACAGCGTCTTGCCTGTACCGGGATCGTTGAATACAAACGCACGACGATGCAGTGTTAAGAACGATGCTGTTTCAATCTGATGTGCAAACGGTCTGTGCTTTCCCGGCCAGTTGTATTTAGCCTTGATGGGTGACGGCACAGCTTTAACACCCAGATTGCGCAAGACACGCATCTCGTCCAAACCCCAGAACACAAGCACTTCATGTAGTCCGGGCGCTACCTCTCCGAGATGTTTACTCCTTGGTATGACAGTGTATTTGTCAGGCTTGCGTGTCCTGAGCAGCACTGCTTTATTTTCTATGATTTGCATTTTAGTTTGTATAGGGTTACTTGCTCAGCCATGTGGTGGTGTCTTTCAATCAATCCTCTGCGCGACATTTCTCTGGCAAACGAAGCATCAAAGTTGTCTTCCCACTTAAGCTTTATATATTCTAAATTTGAGACACGCCAACCTTCACCATAACGTGCGCTCCACAAAGCAATCAACTCATCATCACTTGCCGTTGTCAGCCATGTTTTTACTTGGGGATCTAAGTCGCGTGTTGCTTTTGCTAGAAGTTCCTCCGTTTCGGATCGGCACGTTGTGATCGATATGTTTTCCGTTTCGGTCGATACCTTCTTTGTCATACATTCTCCTTGCGCGTTGGCGCTCAATTTGATCTTTGGTTTCCCCTGATTTCTTCTGTAATTTATAAGCGTGTTTGTAATCACGTTTGCCGTTAACTTGTGTCATATCAATGCCTCTTATTAAATTCGCAAGTCTTTACGGGACACCACGGACAGAGTGGTGTTGCGGTTGGGTTCCACACGTTGTTAGCAAACGCTGCTTCAAGACGCGCTACCCGTTCACGATAGTCCTGCCAATAAGTCGTTGCTTCTTCAAGCATGACCTTGTGCTTGACCATTGTGTCTTTCACTACAAATAACAGAGCAGACTTCACCATGCGTATGATTGGGAAGTGCGCGAATACCATGAGGGACATCAGGGTGAGCTGTTCCTTGTCAGGGTACTTGTCCTTACCCGTCTTGTAGTCCACCACCCATGCAGTTAAACTTTCTTCATCAACGATCAACAGATCAGCAATACCACGCACCCAACAGTTCTCATCTTTGAAACCACATGGGCGCAGGTCTACGGTCAGCCCCATCTCATGCTCAGCGTACTTAGTCCCCGGCTTAGCGAGCAGCGCATCAATCGTGGGCTGCACATATAAGAACTGTGGAGGTATGGGGGTGTTATCTTTTACGTAATCTTCTGCGGCTTTGTGTAACTCCTTACCGTAGCGGATCTGTTCCGTGGGTTTCTGTTCGTAATTCTTTAACACACGTACTTCGTGATAACGTCTTGCACACCCTTCAAAGTCTTTGAGTGCTGAGTGAGACCATGCTTTCATTAGAACCTCGCGGATGTGGTTACTTGATGTAGCTTCTCGGCAAACTCTTCTACAAACCTCTCGTCTTTATTGAGTTTGGGTTTGATGTCGTGCAGGATTGCATGGACAACCTCATGCCAGAACACAACTGCTTGCTCGGCTTTTGGTACAACACGTTGTGGTGTTTTTGTACTGACTGTGATGGTGCAGTTTGTGTAAGAAATAGAACCTAGTACATACGGTTCTTTTGTTGTGGTGTTGATAACCGTGTACTTCTTATCGCCAACAGCTATTGTTTTGGGTAGCTTCATTTTGCCTCTCCGTATCGTTTTGCTGAACTAACTTCCGCTGCCAGAGGTATCCCCGGCATGTACTTCGGTACGACTGTCATCTGCTCCAAGACCCACTGCTCTGCCTCTTGAACATAGGCATCCGGCACGATGACTACTTCTTCATCGTGCACGGTTAAACACACTGAGTACCTCTTTTGAGTTCTCAGCATTCCATCAGTCATCACAATACGAGCTAGCGCCTGAACGATGTTTTCGGTCAGCTTCCCACCGTACAGCTTAGTCTCGTCGGGGCCATACACCACCCCCTTCTCTTTCGAGAATTTGATGTCAGGATAACGCAGCTTCATACCGTTTGGCAAGAGAATTTGTCCCTTGCTGAAGTGCAGTCCTTTGTATGTGTACTCCTCACCTTTGAGCAGACAGTGATCTATCGCTGACTGACACATTGCCCAGAAGTCTGTCACCAAGTGCGCTGCACGTCGGTACTTGTCGATGATCGCCTTGGCAGCTAGTGCATGGATGAACAGCTCTTCATCGGTACAGGTGCGTGGTATCTTCTCCAGCCGCGCCATCGCTTCCTTGTCTTTCAGGAAGTCGTGCGCAGTGACTGCTGTTACACCAACTTGTTTAGCAAAAGCTTTGTCGTACCGCATGGGAGGTGCGCCAAGGAATCCTGTTAATAACTGCGCAGCAAACGACGACCACCCCATGCCGTACCCTGCGCCCAGTAGTGCTGACTTGGCAGACTGCCTTAGCTCAGGATGACTCTCCTTGGACAGGTTGGGGATACCAAACATCTGTGCACCAAACGCAGCGTATGCGTCCTGCCCACTCCTAAAGATGTTTAAGAGTTCTTCGTATCCGGCAACCCATGCGAGGACTCGTGGTTCGATTTGTGAGAGGTCGCAGACGACGAAGCTGTGGCCTTCGGGAGCCAGAATGGAACGACGTAGGAAAGACCCACGTTTGAGATTTTGGAGATTGAGCCCTGAACCTCTACTGGCTGACCATCTCCCCGTATGAGCCCCGTAGTAGTTAAGGGGAACGGGCAGTGTGCCTCTCGATGCAATATCGACGAACCGTTGAGCACGGGTTCTTTCGAGCGTTGATTTAACTCTGAGCCTTGCTTCGCACAGCAGGGCAATTTCTTCATTATCACCGTTGAGCAGAGATTGAAACAGCGCGTCGTTTTTAGCAAACGCATAAGCTGGTCTGCCTGTGGTCTTACTGATCTTCGTTGGTGGCTCCACTCCCAGTCCACGTAGAAGAGCTGCAAATCGATCACTACTCGCCAGTGCGCTGTCATCAACTCCGAGTCGTCCCAGTAATTCTCCACGTCTGCGCTCCTCATCAATTATTGCTTCTTTCAACAACGCCACGTCCAACATCAGCCGAGGCTGCGTGAACATCTTCAACGTCATGTCGATCAGCTTGAGTTCCTTGGCAGGGTAGCCCTCGACCAGACGGTTAAACACCTGCTCACACAGGAACGTGTCGTGTGCACAATACTCAGCAAGTTCTTTCTCAATCTCAGGGGTCAACTCCTCCAACCCGTCTGTGCTGTGTACTGCCTGACCTTTAGGCGGCAGACCAAACTCCTGCGCCAGCTTAGCCAGACTGTTGCCCACCTCCACACCGCGCAGCGCCCGTGCCATAGACAGCGAGTCAAAGATTAGTGCCGGTTGTGCGCCATACCGCCATGACAGGATCGCCACATCAAACTGCGCGTTGTGCGCCAGCACTGCTGTGCTCGCCCAATCGACGGATGCTACGAACTCAGGAATATCTTTGTGAGAAATCCATACTGGATCTTCGTCTGAACCCAGTTCTTTAACGCACAACCCAAATGCTTTGAACCGCTCGTCCCTGATGTACTGCTCGGTGGTCAGCTTGCTGAGCGTGTAGTCTTTTTTATCCCAACGTGTTTCAAAATCAACGACAAGTGTTCTCATTGCAACGTCCTGTCAGGACGCATGTTTTCTTTATACATTGTTTTAACCCTGTCCAGTGCCTCTAAGATCAGGCTGACCATGTCCTCCATGTCAGCGTTGAGCCCCATCAACTGCAACTTCCCAGACTCAGGGTCAACCATGATCATGATGCCAACAAGTTCTCTCTTAACTGCACGAGCCAAGAGTTCCTGCGCCATATCATTCGCATCCGATTGTTTCAGCAAGTCCATTTACATTCTCCTCGTTAATAACAACTGCTACACCACCCGCTGCCCTAATACGCGCAAGGTGCGCGTCTTGTAGAGCTGTGGTCTTATTCTTCCCTGCTTTGCACTCAATGGCAATAAACCGTCCATTGTGACAGCAGATGATGTCTGGTATGCCTGACATACCGAAACCACCTGTAACAGGGAAGAAGTAGTACACCCCGTACTGTTTAAGGATCTTGACGACTTTGTCTTTGACCTTACCCTCTGGTGTTCTCAAAACGGAGCCTCCTCAATATCTTGTAAGTCTTCATGCTTGTCACGCTTAACAACTTGTAGCTGAGCGCGGGGCAGAAACGCATAGTGCGGGAAAGGCCAGCCGTTGGTAGAGGGGATGCGCAAGCACACGAACCCATCCTCATCTACCTTAACAACGTAGCCAATCTCGCCTGTTGATTTGATCTTTACTTTTGTATCAGGGTTCACGGGTTTTTCCTCCTGCTGCTTTCCAACCTTCAACAAAACCTTCATGCCAAGCCTTCTCCCAAACGATACACCACAGGTCATATGACCCATCAACTGGGAACTTAAAATCTTCTTTGTGTTTCATCATCGCTTTAACATCTTTGCGTTTGATGAATGCTTCCCAAGCTTTGTCTCTGTCAGGGTTAACAAGGGGTACGTCATCGAACAGTCCTTTCTTACTGCCTTTACTTTTCTGGTGCATGTTGTGATCGCCACTCATTTCTCTCCCCTTGCTCGGATTGCTTGCGCGGCCACCTTTGTAATGTCTGACGCATATTCAGGATGTACAGCAAGCACATCACATACCTTCGCACACTCTTCACGTTCAGAAACAACAAGTGCCTTAAGACCCTCTCGGATTTGTTGATGTGTTAGCGTCAACAAGTCGCGGTCGCCATATTGATTTCCGTGGCGATCTACCAATCTCATTGCCAGTGCGTAACGTTCAACCAGGGTCATGATGTCCTCGCGGTTCATTTGTTTCCCCTTGCTCGGATTGCGGCGGCGATCAGCTCCCCGTCTATTGACGGTCCCTCTTGAAAACAAATGGAAGCACACGCCTCACGCTCAGCAGCAGCGACAAGGGCAGCGAAGCGTTCAAGTTCCTCTAGCCACCAGCCATCGGTTATCCATACGTCGGTTCCGTAAACTTCAAACCCAGCCTCCCGCGCCATGCGGATGATGTCTTCTCTATCCATGATTCTTCTCTCCTGTTGCTTTAGCGATGGCTTCATGAGCCTCGCGTTCTATCGTCTTGGCCCAGTGCCCGTTATCTAGCAAGCATATGTTGAGGATTGTGTTGAGTGCCTTCAGTAGATCCTGATTCACCTCATGCAATCGGCGCAGTTCGGCGGCGGCTTTGCGCCCGTTGTAATTACTGATTCTGCCTTGCGTGAACTCGTGATCCAAATCATCAGCCATCTGCAAGGCTTCGGGTTGTTTTATAGCTTCTCTGCTCATGCTTCCACCTCTAATAACATCTTCTTCATGCGTTCCGTTAGCCACAGCACCGTGCCGCCATCGGCGTAGGTTGACGCAAAATATTCTTCCCCGTCTGTCGTGTAACCCATGATGACTACGCCATCAAGAGTTTCTTTTGCCGCATCAAGTACCCTGTCTACTGGTAAATCTAATTTTGTTATACCTGTGAACTTAATAATCTTGCTCATGCTCTATCCCCCGCATGTTGTTTCCATTCTTCCTTCCCCTTCATGCGCTGCTCGTACACTTCCATTAATAACTCAGCAGCTTCTTTTATTTTAAATTTCTCTGTCGTGCAGTAATCAGGCAAGCCCTCGGCGTAACCCTCAAGCCATGCGGCAAGCAGGGCGAACTTATAGTCAGGGCTCATTCCTCACTCCTCTTCATGAAGGGAGGTTCGTCTGCGTTGTTCAGTATCCGTGCAATCTCACGGTCGATATACCAACGTGCCTTTCTCAGATCTTCAACCTGCTCGCCTTTGAGCCCTGCTCGCCAAAGATATTTAATGGCATTGCCGATACAAAAGTTAAAATGTTCTGTGACTTCAATACACTCCACGCCGCTAGGGTGTGAGGTGTAATGTTTTGGATGGTTAACACTATCGTGCATGTTTCCTTACCTCCATAATTGCTTGCGCTACAAGTGCTTGGGCTTCTTTCACGATGCTTCGTCTACCAGACAGCACACCGAACATAAACCCAAACAAAACCCCAATAATAAAAACTATAAAATTCTCCATCCCTTGACCTCCTTTGTCCAAGATCTTTCCCACAAGTTAGCTGTAGTGAGTCGTGCCCCACTCGCTATAAGTTGTGTAGTTGTGAACTCAGTGCGATCTCTGGGACGACCGGGGCCAACCCACCGATGCTTGTCCACGTAGCTAGGCAAGTACGGTATGCCGTACAGAACAAACACGGGTTGCGTTATTGTTTCTGCTAATTTGTTTTGATTCATTATGCTCATTCTTTTTCTCTCCGTTTCATCATGGCGTCTGCCATCTTGTACGCAAAGTCAGCGAAAGCTTCTTCCGGTTTGTACTGAGGCATCTGTCCCCACTTACCCGCAAGGATGCCCGTGATAGCAGCCATAGCGAACTGATCTCTAAGTGCTACTTCAAAATCTTCCATGTAAATCTCCTGTAAATTACCTGCCATAACAAACCTCACCCCACCTTGCCGGTTCGCACCCGACCTCACCTCACCTGCCAGAATTGTCATAAGACACCTATCCCGACCTCACCTAACCTGCCATAAGAAACTCACCACACCAATACAACCGTACGTCACCTAACCTGCCCCACCAATCCTCACCTGACCTTATCGCTCCTAACCTCACCAGACCTGCCGTACCATGCCCGACCACACCTCAAACACCGCTCCCAACCTAGTCGCACAAGACCAGACCTGCCGAACCGAACCATGTAATACCCATCCGTTCCATACGAAACCTGCCTAAACGCATCCCTCCATACCTCATCCACCACACCACGCCTGACCTGCCTCACCAAAATAACCCAACCTGATTGCAACACACCCCACCTCACCTGCCCAACCTATCCGCGCCTGATCGCACCAGACCCCATCACACCTTGCAATACCTGCCCTGCCATACCAGACCGGATCTCACTCTGCCGAACCGAACCCTACCTGCCAAGCCTCTCCGTGCCGAACCGCACCGCACCTATCCCGACCCGACCTGCCCTACCAGACCGCACCTTGTCAAACCAGACCGAACCTACCCATGCCTGCCTAAACCTTTTCCAGCTTGTTGCGTAGGACTAAGACTTGTTCAAGAAGTTCTTCCATCTCATCCACCATATCGAGTGCCTGCGCTACGTTCTTTGCTCTTCGTAACGCACCAACAATGAGTGCAACTTCATTATTGATAACTTCTCTCGACAGATCTTTATCGCTACGTACCTTGGTGAGTGTGGTGTAGCCTTGCTCATTACCTTTCTTGCTTGGGTCGCGCAGATAGAAAGGTGCTTTGATAACAACTTTCTCTGTGGTTACAACCACACGCACAGAAGCAATTAAATTACGTGCGGTATCAATCCAGTGCTTATGTGCTGCACTGCTAAGGTTCCAATCAAAGTAAGTATGCAAAGGACTCGATGGGTCTTTAGCATCTGCCACTACGATGTCTGGTGTAAGCAGCCCTCCGTGGAGGGCCGCAATTTCCTCTAACCTCTTGGCTATTGCGGCTCTGTCCATGTTTACTCCTTAAGCTACTTTCAAACCACGGCGCTTGGTCTCGGCATTAAACCAAGACAACAGCTCCTCGGTCTCATCGTCGTATGCTTCAGGATTCTCAAGTGCCTCAAGCTGTGCATCACGCCCACCGTTCTTAATAATCTCTAAGAACTCAGGATCATCAGCATCCACAATCTTGTAGCGACCGTAGTTACCTGAACCCTTCTCAGGTCTCCAATCACCCACGCCCATCGTAATACCTGCTGTAGCGAAGAGGTTAGAGATGACGGTATGGTTCAACACGGGACGCACATAAGTAATATCAACCTTGCATGCCCACTTGGGAAGAATCGCACGAGTACGAACGTCAGGGGTTTTATTGATGTCTGCTGAGCGAGTGATACTTGAGAAGATCTTAGGAACACCGTACATCTCAATGCGCTCCCCCTCCACGTATGCCAAGCGTCCAATCTGAGACTTCTTAGCTCCTGGCATATCCAACGCAGCATTACGCAACGCACCCTTAAACTGCGTAGCAAGAACAGCTAGTTCCGTTGCAGCACCTGATGGCATGCGGTATGGAGACGAGCGATACTCAACCAACGGATCGTGCTTCATTGATCCTGCTTTCTCAGCGGCAGTCTTGCGACCAGAGGGAAGCAACAACTGCTGCCATGCCTTCTCAGGCATACGGTTGCAGATCTTAGGTGTAGTGCCGATCACGTGAAACGTAACCGTCTGAGTTTCCATCTCAACAATCTGAATGGTATTTTCCGTAACTTTCTTTGTAGCCATTTTGTCCTCGTACTAAATTAGTTTTTATCAACGTAAGTTAAGCAACAATTTTTATTAAGTCATTCCACACCTCCACTTAGTCTGAACGCGATACGCGCTTTATCAAGTTCTGCAATACGCTTGCGCTCTGCAATAACTTTGGGATCTTTCCACGGGTACGGCTGCTTGAGCAGTCTCCAGTGACGCTTGAATGTTTCAAGGACGTTGGTGCTTTCTGATGTTGTCTTGATGTGCATCTCTTGCTCCTGTCATGTTGAATGGATCACTGAAAAAAGGCTCGGGTAGCGTCACCCTAGCCTTGGCAAACTTCTTGGAATACAAACGATCTTCTTGTTTCTGGAATAGCTTCTCCTGTTTTGTGGGTTCCATCGTTATAAATCTGTAGTGCCGCTCTGCCGTGATGTACGGCCTGTTGGGATCTTTCTTTAAAAAACTCTCAACACAACCCCACCGCACAAGTCTGGTCATCACCGCATAAACAGTGCTCTTATCGAGCTTCGTCTGCAAGGCTATGTCCCTGACAGTGGGTGGTGTTGTCCGTTTCTTAACGTACTTGAGTACCCTGAGTTGTTTAGCGGTCAGGGGCTGTGGGGTCATCAGTCCGCTCCTTTAACCATAACATCGCGCAGCGTGAATGAAACAAGGCTTCCTCTGCATGATGTGATGCTTGCTCATACTGTCGCTCGTTAACGTGTTCGTACACGAGCTTTAACTCTTTGTGTGCTTGCATAAGATGTTCACTTATATCTTTCATATCTTTCCTTACCAAAAGAATTTACGTGGGAGTGCAGCAAATTTAGGCAGTGGCTCAAGTGAGTCAGGCGTATCAAGACGTACTGCTTTTAATAGCGCCCGTTCAAACGCAGCGAGGAACTGCTTATCCGTAATATTAGATGCAAGTGCCTCTGGAGAGTCACGAAGTGACTGACCGCGCATCGACCAGCGTGTGCCTTCTATCAGGTCATTAGTGTTGAGATACACCGAGTACACGTTATCGAAAACAGACTGCTCAACATCAGTGAGGATGAACTCAAGCTCCTCGTCCAGTTCACTCACGCGAAGGGTGCGTTGTAAGTTGTTTATGTCTTTCGTTGCTATCGATGGTCTGAACGGGCTACGGTACTCCCACTGCGCGTTAGCGCGGTACGTGTCCAAGCGATACAGTGCCAACAGCTTGATGGTCTCAATCTGCTTGCGAAACTCAGCACGCTCCTGCTTGCGTGCTTTAGACACAACACGCTTGTACACAGGGATGTGATCAGACTCACTAACAACAAGCTGCCCCGCAGGGTTGAACTTGAGCATGGCTGAGAACAACATACCATTGTGATTAATCTCTGGATGCTCACGCTTGTAGTGGAAGTGCACGATGTGGCTGAATGGCACAACACACTCCCTAATCACACCATTGTCCTCGCCCACATAACTCGCTACCTCTCCACCGTAGCTGCCCGATATGTTACGTGCAAGAAACTTACGTGATGTCCGCGAGTCATAGCCACGTATATACACAAGGCGATAGCCGAACTGATCGGGCTTGATATAGCGGATCATCTTGGTGTGATACAGGCACACGTCGAAGTAGGCATCATTCGCCCCGCGCTCAAGTCTGTAGTGCCATGCTGTTGAGTTCTTGAGTGGACGCTCGTGATCATTCCACTTCTTTGAACGTGGAGGCTTGGGTGTTTTGTCGAACCACCTCTTAGCTTGTTCGTACGATGTGATGATTGGTAGGCCGTATAGGTTTGCTGTATATGCCATGATTACTCTCCAAAGTTAGTTTCAATACGGTGTACCGTGCTGATGTAGTTGTACAACGTCCCGTGTTCATCGGCTTCATCAAATGTTTCAGCGCCGTCCTCACCAACTGCAAGGAAGCGATAGTCAGCGTCGAATAACTCGTGAGCTTGTTTGTACAAATACTCATGCGCTTGAACATCCGCATAGTCTGGATACCACTTCACATCGTCACACTCAAACGTGATGATGGGGTCGTCTTTGTAGTCGTGCTTAATCTCACTAATAGCTTGTGTAATGTCACCATTATTTTTAGCTAGCATGAGTGCAACAAACGCATCACGTTTCTCAAATGACTCAAATTTTATGACGTATGCAACGTCTGATCGATAGCCCATAGTTTTCTCCTTGAAAAGTTATAACTGAGTAGACGGGATGTCTACTCAGTGACACTGGTTGTTTAGATCCTCCCTTTGATGTGAACTGCTTTGCCCTGCGGAGGGATGAACTGCTCGTTGTCAACGATGCCCCACAGCGCAGCGCAAGGCACGACTGCGTTGTCCCCACTGAGATAGCCATCGGTCAGCCAGATGACTGCACGAGGCTTGTACTGCTTCTTGGCTATGTACTTCACAACACACTGCGGAGATGTGCCGCCCCCGCCCATAGGCTTCATGAGCGTAGCGATAGCGTGGTAATCGTCAGGCTTGAACAACTGCTCGCCACACACAGACGTGTCCCACCAGATCACGCGCAGTGCATCGGGCATAACAGTCTGTGCGATCTGTGCAATCTCACCGAACAAGATGGGATAGATCGGCCCCATCGAGCCTGATGTGTCACCCGCGATAATGATCTCGCCTTTGTTGTATGAGAAGTGCGAGGGCAGCAAGATGCCAAGTGGTGCGAAGCGTTTGTTGGGCGGTACAAAGCGCGAGTGCTCATCACCCTTACAGATAGTGTCGAAGAACTCACGAAAATGTTGACGCCACTCGGTGTTACGTTTTGTAGCGTTGAGGTCGAGCTTGCTACCACCCTTGCCATCACCTGCTAACTTGTCAGCAAGTATCTTGCCCTGACGTGCTGCCTCGTCGATCTGTCGATGTGCTTCCTCAGCCTCACCCTCATCAAGCTCATCGAACAAGTGATCATCGAAGCCACCCTCGCCACCACCACGCTCGCCACCACCACCTTCCTTGCCACCCTTGTCGATCAAGTCACGCAGCACACGCAGGAAACTCCACCCCTTGTACTTGGCATCAGCGTATGGCTCAACGGTGGGACGCTCGACCCATGTGAAGTTAGGATCAATCTCCTCGATGGTGAGGTTGATGACGTGATCCATCGCTATGTTGGACAGCTTGGGGTAACGCTTGCAAACATCTTTGTACTCGACACAGTGCTTGAGCATCTTGTGTAAGTTCTCGTGGATGCGGACATAGCGCAACTGCTTGCGATTCTGTGCAAGCACGAAGTCAGGGTTGTAATACTCATCACGACCATTGGTCGCAGCCGTGGGCAGACGGTCAGTGATCTCCACCTTGCCCACCATCGCCACGCCACTAAGCTGCGCAAACAGCGCGTTACGTGTAAGGTCGATACCGACAGCGGTCACCCGCTCGTGTGGTGTTAGGTCTTTATACATAGCTCTCTCCTTGTATCGGTTAATTAAAAGTTAAACTTGTCGAGCAGCGCGTCCACGTTCTTACGTACGTCATCACGCACAGCCTCGTTAGTACGTAACTCCTTAGCGTCCACCCCTTGCAGGGCTTGCACGAGTCCCACACGCGCTTGGTCGAGTGTTGTGTCGTTGATGATGTTGAGGTGCTTGACCATGTCACACAGCTCCAGTGCACCCGTGACGAGCGAGTCGTGGAACTTACGCGTCTTGCGATCACCGTCCACCTCGTCATACCCTAGCCTGTCCTGCATACGCACGAGGTGCGCCCTGAGTCGCTCACGTATGTCAGCCATCGCAGCCTCGACGCGCTCGTCAGCGAGCTTGGCTAGTCGCTCCTGAAGTTCTTGCTGAGCGTCATTGCCCACGTCAACACGGAAGTCACCCGCACGAGGCACAGGCATATAGTTCACACGGAAGGCGAACTTGTGCTCAATCGTATCCACGTCAGGGTAGTCATCGCGTCTGAACATATCGCCAAGCGCCATCGCCTGTGCTGTGATGAGCGAGGGATACACACGGATGAAGTCCTCCACGTACGAGAAGAACGTCTGCTCGCTGTCATTCAAGCGTTGGTTAAAGGTCATGAAGCGTGAGGTGGGCAACAGCCTGATGCCACTATCTGACCACGGCATGGTGTTCTCATACACGTATGTGCGTACGCTGCCAACGTAAGTGTTGATCACGTCCAGCTCGTTGCGCCCTGCGAGCAGGTGCTTGTTGACGCGAGCCGCATCTTTAGCAGCAGCGTTCTTGGATGTGACCACCTCATCAGTGGTCTTCTTGTCCAGCTTACGTGCAGTCCACACTGAAGCGTTGAACTCAACGAGCATGGAGCAGGTGTCGATGTTGTAACGTGTCATGATATTTCTCCTTGTGGTTAGTGGGTACTACTTAGTTCAAGTCCAAGAACTGCTTGGACTCACGCAACATGCGTCCGAATGAATCGACACGGACGAATGTGGTGACCTTCGTGCTGTTGCTTATTGATGTGATGAACATATGCTTGACCTCCTCGCGCATACGCTCAACGTATGTGGTCACGGCCTCAGCTTCCTCACGTGTGTTGGCACGAGCGACGAACTGCTGCGCTTGGATGATCTGTGCCACGGGGTCACTGACGAGTGGCGCACCGAGTGGGTCACGCACGATGAGGTTAAAGTCTGGCAACGTATTGCCAAGGCGTATGGTTGTGCAGATATTCTCTGCAAACGGCCCCACCGCACCGTAGAGCTGAGCGCGTATCAGGTTCATACCCACAGCGTCGAGTGTCTTGACGATGTCAGACGCTGTCTCCATTGAGCGCAGCGACACGTATGCGTCCTGCATCTCACGGGGGTTGTAGATGTGTGGGTTGTCCTTGGCTAGCGACTTGCCTGCATACTTGCCCTCGGGCTCGTAGTCGAGGAACGAGTCGAAGATCTGCGGGTGCTTCACAGCAGCAGCGATCACACGGTAGTCCAACTGCTTGCGCTCAGCATATACACGCCACTCGTCGAGCTTAGCCTTACGCATCTTGACTCGGATGATACGGTTGCGGATGTGTGCAGGTATGTTGTCACCAAGTCCCTCGATGCCAAGGTTCGTTGCCATGATGACGAGCGACCCTTCGGGGAAGTGATAGTCACCGACCCGATAGTCATACACCACAGGCGCGAGGATGTTCTTCACGTATGGCGCAGCCTTGGCAAACTCATCGACGAAACACAGCACAGGACGTGAGCCGTTAACGCCAAGACGGTTAGTCTTACTCAGCCCGAACCGCTCGTTGGGCAGCTCGCGTGATACACCTGCCTCACGATCAATGTCAGGCATCCACACCGAGCCATCACTGAGTTGGGTTGCGTCGATAGGATCAACGGCTATGTGGTTGGCGAACTGAGGATCACGGCGCAGCGCGTGATAGACAGCGGTCTTACCGATACCGTTCTCACCCTCGATGAGGATGGTGCGCCTCAAGCCATTGGCGTGATGGGCTTTGATGACGGTTGAGATCTCGTCGAACGAAAGAAAGATTGATTGGTTATCCATGATTAACTCCTTGTTTTGTATGGATTTGTATTACACAGTACGTTATACAGCAGATTAGACATCATGTCAAGTATTAGACATTTGGTTCTCCTTAAGATGTTGTAGAGAAGTGGGGGGTATGGGACAGAAATCTGTCCCATTTAGCTAGCGTTACTTCACGATAATCGTGAGGCGACTGAGCGCCGTGTCGATCTTCTCCTCAAACAACTCATCAAACATGTCACGCGCTGCGCTGTCTGAGATGAGGTCGTTCTCACTGATGGCGTCCTCAATCTGTGAGCTGAAGTCGTGGTTACCCACAGCTTCTGCAACGACATCCTCGAAGTCCATGCGCTGGATGCGCTCATTGACCGAAGCATCCACCATCGATGCAAGGTCATAGTCCGACAAGTGCGTTTCTACGTGTGCCTCAACCAGCCTGTCGAACCACGGGGATGATTGCAGCAGGGTCTCAAGCGACTGCTCCACTTCAGGCTTGCGCTCGTGCATCTCTGCCTCAAGCTTGTCGAGCCTGACGTGTATGTCACGGATGAGTCCAAGCTCACCGAGGCGTTGGAAGATGTGGTTGGTGATAGCGGTGATGATGCCGTCAATAAGTTTGATGTTGTTAGTGTCCATAATAATTCTCCATAAGTTGTTTGTGAGTGTGTATGAGTGGTGTGGATTAGTTAGTCATGGCGTTAGCTCCTCTGGTATGTCGATGTCCTCTCCGAGCTTGCTTGCCACGTAGCAGCGCATGGCTGCGATGAGCGGGGTTGGGCCTGTGCGATTGAAGCGCCAGTCTGGTTCGTAGACGCTGCCGATCCAAATGTTCGCATCGTTGGGGTCGGTGATGATCCCGATCTTCTCCCGCTCAATGATCGGCCCTGCAAGCGACCAATCGGTTGAGAACCCCAGCTCAAACAAGTCCATCACTCCATACGCTCGGCGTGGTGGATACATTCCAAGCTGTGGCTCATGCGCCATGCGTCCATCTATCTTGTGCAGGTCTGTGTACCCTTCACACTTCGCCACTGCCCAATCAAGGGCAGCACCTGTTAGTTCACTAGTTCTCATCATCGTTCTCCTTATCTTCGGTTTCTTTCATAGCCCAGTGATACAGCTTCACACACTCATCAGCGCATGTGGCACTGTCGATGTGCCCTGTGTCACGTAGCTCAATAAGTACAGATTGTGCTCTGACACATTCAGTCCATGTGTCTACTTTGTGCTGCTGTGTGTTATTCATCTTCAGCACCTACGTAACATCCGGCAAAGAAGTGAGGGCCAACAAATGCGCGGACATACCCCACAGCCCATCTGCGTGATGGTTTGAAACAGACATTTCGCCGCCCCTCCTTGTCAGCGCGTGACGTGGGGTACTCGCGCTTGGGTTTCTCTAGCGCCCATGCCAACATCTTGCGCACCGTGGTGCGTTTGTTCTTGTAGAACGTCTTTTTGATCCTCACTCCCATGGTTCTCTCCTTGTGTATTGATAGTGAGCGTTCAGCACCATGTGCACGTTGAACGTGGTTCCACCTTTGTCCATCATGTGTTTCACTGCGTAGGCACGGGCCTCTTCCTCAGTGTCGAAAAAGCCAAACACAAATGTGTCCAGCTCAAAGTAGTTGAGGATCACCCACTTACCTGTTTCCTCGTTGTTCTCATTCATGTCAGTTCTCCTTCTGCTTGCTTGATTGCTTGATTGATAAACCATTTGTCCCATCTGGCTTGCTGCGCCTTGTACTTCTCCCTCCTCGCAAGGTCAGCAGCGTATGCCTCAGCGATGTCTGGTGGTAGCTCAACCTCTGTCAGTCCTGCTTGTGTGAGTCGGTTGGCTACGTAGCAGCGCATGGCTGCAATGAGTGGGGTTGGGCCTGCCTCACACACGGATATTTGGTCAGACCAGCAGTAACTGGCAATCCATTTGTCACGCGCATCCTTAAAACTCCTGCGTACCCCGATGCCCTGCTTCTCAATGATGCGCCCACCTTGCAGCCAGTTGCTCGATGGCTCGTACCACGGCGCACCGTGGCGATGATTGAATTCTCCATAGTTAGCAGTCATCAACCGCTTGGACTTGGCGAGGTACAGCTTGCGCTTCTCGCACTGCCCGACTGACCAATCGAGGGCGAGGGCGTCCATCTTGTCTGGTGTTATCTTCATTTCAGTTCTCCTTCTGTGTTTAGCGCAGCTAGGCGCAGGGCAATAGCGTCCCTGTCCTCCTGCTTCAGGTACTGTGACTGCCTGACGAGGAACTCTTTATCTTGTGGTGTGAAGATGTACGGGTTGTGCTCTACGGGTGCTGGTGGTTCTACCTTCTCCCACCCGTGAAAGACTAGGTCTGCGTCACTGTGCGTGTGATTGAACTTATCAAACACAACCTGAAAGGCTTGTGCCTCTTTGAACGTGAGGTTGGCGAACCGCAGCACGACTGTCCTGTTGTTCTTGGTGCGCAGTTCAGCGACTGCCTTGTACTTGTTTCTCACCGCACGAGGCTTGCGCTGGTGCTGCTTCGCCCACTTGAGCCACTGTGCAAGTGTCGGTTTGGACAGATTTCTGTCCGGTTGCTTCGATGTGCTCATGCTTGATCCCCCACTTCCCATACTGCGTCAGCCTCCCAACCATCTCCGAAAGCGCCCTCATCCATCAGGACTTGAATCGCTTTGTCCTCTGCAAGTGACTCGTTGACGAACGGGCGATCTTCTTCCTCGATCTCAATCTCGACCTCAACGATTCGCCAAACTGTCTTGCTAAATTCCACAGCGTATTTCTTTGTATTCATGTTTACTCTCCTAGTGTGCACACCCAACGCGTGTTGGATATGCGTTTGGTAAATAGTTTCTGGCGCTTGATGCTGCGTACAAAATTGTTGAAGTTCTTTACCTTGACTCCCTCCTGTGAGCCGTTGATGTTGGTTCGTATAGCGTCATCCTCAATCACTACAAACCCATTGGCTTTGAGCACTTCATACAGTGCGTCCCAATCAGGTACTCGCTTCATGGGTATGTGCGTGGGTGTGGCGTAAAACGCTTTCTCTGGTACTTCACTTATCTTCATGGCGCCAGCACCAATATGGTCAGCGCTACACCTAGCGCGAAGGCTAGGGCGTAGCCAATCAGGGTGTCCCAATAGTTAGCGTTCATGTGTTTCTCCTTGGACAGATTTCTGTCCGGTTGTTAGTGGTGTGGTGGGTATGAGTTGTTTGGGTGGGCGTCCTCGCTTGCGTGGTGGGGTTGATAGTTTGGCGCTGTGTTTAGCGTCACGTTGTTCTTGCTTGAGTTGTTGGGCTTGCTCCTTCTTGATGTGTTGCTCCAGTAAAAAGAGTTTGAGTTGCGTTGGGCGTAGGCTCATGTGCTTGAGCATGGCGTGTCGGACTTTCATGTACTCGCTGATCTTGGCTCGGCGTTTGAGTTCGCGTTCGTTCAGGATGCGCTCGGCCTCGATGGGTGATACATCTCCTGCCGTGACTCGGTTGGCTAGCTCGTTGCGTGTGAGCTTGCTTGGGGGTTTGCGCTTGGGTCTGCAAGCTTTGCAACGGTTGGATTCAACCCATGCAGCGGTGTTTCCACTGAGTCCTTTTCGCTTGGCTTCTTCGCGTGTTGCGCGGTACTTGAATAGGTTTGATGGAAGGGTTTGTTTGCATGTGATGCAGGTTCGTGTGTGCATTTTCTGTCTAATCCTTGACAATAAATACCAAAAGTGTCCACTTTGTCCACTTCGCTAGTGGACATTGGCGCTTGCCCGTAGTTTAGGGGGTGCGGTCGATTAAGTAAATTACGTCTCAAAAAACTAGTGGACATTGGTTTGCCCAATAGAATCAGGGTGTTTGGGAAAAGTGTCCAAGTGTCCACCAAAATCCAAGAACTACCTAGCTTAAGCCAAAAAAACAGAAAGCGAGGACAAACGCAGGTCAATCAGCCTATAAGAATAATAACGTCCCAATAAATACGTATATATATATAGTAGACAATCAGTCATTTATATATAGACGCCTTGTGGGACGGGGCTTTGCGCTTGTCCACGCTTGTGTCCACGTTGACGAAAAGCTGGGGTCGACTGGACGAAACTAAAAATGGCCTAGTTCTCCATAACATGTTATGGAGAACTTCTCTACAACAACTCTCTGAGAACTACAGCCAAAGATGTTGTTTGTTCTTGTTGAAGTGGGCGACGAGCTTGAGTAGTTCGTCGCTGTTGGGTGAGCGTGTGCCACGCTCCAACTGGTCTTTGGGTTTGAAGGACGCGAGTTCCTCCTCGAACTTCTGGCGCTCCATCTGAGCGCGGTTTAGTTGTTGGCGTTCAAACGTAGCGAACCACGATGGTTTGATTGTAGGCATGATGTTTCTCCTTAAGTTGTGGGACAGATTTCTGTCCCACGTTGGTTGGGTTGATTAGGCCGTGAGTGCGGCGATGAGCTTGCTCATCTGACGCTTGGTTAGTTTTTGTTTGTTTATGTAGTTGATGCAGGCTTGCACTGCATCGGTGCTGTTACTGCTGCCACTGTCGCTTTCGCCTTTTTCTTCCGTGAGCGTGTCACGGATGATGTGGTTTAGAAACTGATTTGAGCCGCAAGCGTATGCTTTCTGCTCATCAGCTTCACGCTTCAGTTTGGACGTCTTAAGCACAGTTTCCGCTGTGGCTTGATCCACATTCAGCTTGCCCATGATGTAGGCGAGCATGAACTCGCTTCTCATCAGCTCACGCTTCTCAGCGTTAGCTTTTTTGTAGGCTAATGCCAGTTTGGCAGTTCTCTCCTTGGTTAGCCTGTCGGCCTTCCCAATTTCGAGACCTGCGGCGGATGCGCTTGCGAATGGTGCGTTACTCATAACAATACCTTTCGGACAGATTTCTGTCCCGATTATTGACACAGTGTGAAACCTGCGAGAAGCCTCGCTGTCTCGCAAAGCCACACAAACAAAAAAGCCAGTCGAATGACTGGCTCGCCTATCGAGATATAGAGCAATCTCGACACTTTAAGTATACGGTGACGACTTTTGGAGTTCCTCGACAGTCCGGCAAATGGGCATTCAAACTGTCCCACTTGCGACCCCACTGTACCCGTATCCCCCCAGTGTGGTGGCTAGGTAGGGGGGCTACGTGTGACACTATTTGTCTCCAACACCACAAATTTTTTTATAACTACCTACAAAAAATCCCCCACATAATGTCAAATACTTGACATACGTACATAAAAAAATCCCGGCATCGCGCCGGGATAAGGGAAGGTCGTCATAACCCAAACAACAAGGAGAGTAGCTATGGACAAGCTACACCATTAATATACGCACCCATTGCACAAACGTCAATAAAACATTACCCTACGCTAACTTAAACCGAGGTGCCCCTTTCCCTCAGTATGTTTGAACATTTAATCATTTACGATGACCCCCCACCGTTTGTTTCGGTGGATAAAGCAACGCCTCAACAGTTATTAAATGCGCAGATTAATACGGCTGATTTTTTAGAGTCGATTGGCGCAGCGTCTGATGAGGAGGTTGAAGACAAGGCAAGCAAGAAAAACGCACAGCTTGCGTTTACTGCTATGGCTGCGGGGGCTCCCACTGAAAAAGTTAAAGAACAACTACTAGCCAACACAACGCCAGTTGCTGTGCGACGGCTTGTAGGGATGCTGACAGCGTACGACTGGGCGTTTGTTGAACAGGCGCGGCAGATGAGAGGGTACGCGGTTGCAAAAATACTGGAAGATACAGAGCACCCAGACCCACGCTATCGATTAAAAGCTTTAGAGATGCTGGGGCGCGTTACAGAAGTGGCGCTATTTACGGAACGCGTGGAGGTTAAGAAGGCTGAACTGACGGATGAAGAGATCGAAGCCAAGATTAAAGCTAAGCTTGGTAAATATATGGGCGCTATTGAGGTAACTGCGACGGAGAAGCCTAGTGAATCTGAGTGATCACGAAGCAGAAGCACTGCGTAAAGTGCTGCCGTTGATGCCATCTGAAGAAAAGATGGAGGTGCTAACGCTTCTTGATGAGTTTGATAGGCGTAAATCACTCAAAAAATCTAAGTCGTCGGTGCTTGCGTTTGCACATCACGTGTATCCCAACTTCAAAGAAGGCGCACACCATAGAAAACTGGCAAAAATCTTTGAAGATGTGGTGGCAGGACGTAAAAAACGCGTCATTATTAACATAGCACCACGTATGGGTAAGTCAGAATTCAGTTCTTATCTATTTCCTGCTTGGTTTTTAGGTCAGTTTCCCGATAAAAAGATTATTATGGGGACGCACACCGCGTCTTTGTCAGAAGATTTCGGTAGGCGTGTTAAAAATCTGGTGGATTCTGATGAATATCAGGAGATTTTTCCAAAAACAGCCCTCGCAGAAGACCAAAAAGCTGCCGGAAAATGGTCTACCGGAGCTGGAGGTCAATATTATGCTGTTGGCGTTGGCGGCGCTCTGGCTGGGCGTGGTGCTGATTTGTTTGTTATTGACGATCCTCATTCTGAACAGGACATAAAGGCTAATTCACGGCTGACATTTGATCAGGCATGGTCGTGGTTTCAAACAGGACCGTTGCAGCGTCTGATGCCGGGGGGTGCCATCATCGTCATTATGACGCGATGGAGCTTGATTGACCTGACGGGTAAGCTGATTGATTATCAAGCGAAAAATCCTGAGTCAGATCCGTGGGAGATCGTCGAGCTTCCTGCGATCTTGCATGAGGGTGAAGAAAACGAGAAGAGTCTGTGGCCTGAACAGTGGCCGTTAGATCAGTTAAAGGCTAAAAGAGCGGGCATGGACCCGCGCTACTGGCAGGCGCAGTATATGCAGCAGCCCACAAGCGATGCGGCGGCTGTTATTCAGCGCAATATGTGGAAAGTGTGGGAGCATGAAAGCCCGCCAAAGTGTGAATATATTATTCAGTCGTGGGATACGGCGCATGAAACTAAAAACTCTTCGGACTACACAGCCTGTACGACGTGGGGTATCTGGTACAACGATGAGGACGGCGGTGCGCCTAACCTTATATTGATTGATGCGTTTAAAGCGCGGATGAATTTCCCGCAGCTCAAAGAACGAGCGCTGGAGATGTACCACGAGTATGAGCCCGACATTGTGCTGATTGAAAAGAAAGCAGCAGGGGCTCCCCTCCTTCAGGAATTGTCTCGTACGCGGGTGCCGATACAGGAGTTCAGCCCATCACGGGGCAACGATAAACACGTGCGTGTTAATGCTGTCGCAGATATGTTTGCCAGTGGTAAAGTCTGGGCTCCTGATACGCGATGGGCCAGAGAAGTCATTGAAGAAGTTGCAGCTTTCCCGGTTGGAGAGCATGATGATTACGTGGATACGATGACACAGGCGCTGCTGCGCTTCAGACAAGGTGGGTTCATCTCATTGCCAAACGATGAGCCTGACGACATTCGTTATTTCCGTGGCTTCCGTGGACAGAAACGCGGCTATTACTTAGGTTAGGACAGATCATGGCTATTGATAAAGCACTGTACGAGATGCCCGAAGGACTTGAAGCCTTGGCACTTGAAGAAGCACCTATTGAGATTGAGATCGAAGATCCTGAATCCGTAACGATTGGTATGGGTGGGGTGGAGATTGAGATCGAGCCGGGGGGTGAGGATGGGGAAGAAGCGTTTGACTCTAATCTAGCCGAGTTCATGCAAGAAAATGATTTGCAAAGAGTCGCTAGTGATGTGATGGAGTTGGTTGAAGCAGATATTAACTCCCGCAAAGATTGGGTTGATACCTATGTAAAAGGATTGGATGTTCTTGGGCTACGTTATGACGAAGTCACTGAGCCTTGGGATGGTGCCTGCGGTGTGTTCTCTACGTTGCTGACTGAAGCAGCGATTCGTTTTCAAAGCGAATCTATTATGGAAACATTTCCGGCAGGTGGGCCTGTAAAGACGCAAATTATTGGGCAGTTTACCCCTGATATTGAAGAAGCGGGTAAACGCGTAAAAGCTGATATGAATTATCAGCTAACTGACAAAATGCCTGAATATCGATCAGAGCATGAACGCGCATTATGGGGCGTTGCATTAGCAGGCTCGTCATTTAAAAAGGTTTATTATGATCCGTCGTTAGAACGACAGGTTTCATTTTATATTCCTGCGGAAGATGTCATTCTTCCATATGGCGTAACTAATATCCGCCGTACAGATCGTCTTACGCACATGATGCGTAAAACTAAAAATGATATTAAACGATTACAGTACAGCAGATTTTATCGAGATATTGATCTTGGTGACCCGTTTGCAAATCAAACGGATATTGAAAAAGCTAAAGCGCAAAAAGAAGGCGTTGAGCAAACTAAAGACGAGCGGTATCAGATATGCGAAGTGCATATCGAGTATGACTTGCCGGGGTATGAGGAAGAACTGCCACTGCCCTATGTCATTACGATTGATAAAGGCACCAGTAAAGTTTTAGCCATACGGCGTAATTACAGAGAAGACGACCCCCAGAAACGTGCGCGTCAGCACTTTGTGCACTATATGTATATCCCTGGGTTTGGTGCTTATGGCTTTGGGTTAATTCACATTATCGGTGGCTACGCCACGGCAGGCACCATGCTGATCCGTCAGTTGGTGGATGCAGGGTCGCTATCTAATCTCCCCGGTGGGTTAAAGGCTCGTGGTCTGCGGATCAAAGGTGATGACACGCCGATTGCTCCGGGTGAATGGCGAGATGTAGATGTGCCGGGAGGTGCGATCAGGGACAACATCCTGCCGCTGCCCTATAAAGAACCCAGTGCTACGCTGCTAGCACTACTCAATCAGATTACCGAAGAAGCACGACGGCTCAGTGGTATGGCTGATATGAAGATCAGCGATATGTCGAGTCAGGCTCCGGTGGGTACGACGCTAGCTCTCTTGGAGCGGCAGTTAAAGACGATGGGTGCAGTGCAGGCTCGCATCCATGCGGCGATGAAAGAAGAGTTCAAGCTGCTCAAAGAAATTATCAGGGAGTACACCTCACCTGATTACAGCTACGTGCCGCAGGATGGAACCCCACAGGTTAAGGCTGAGGACTACGACATTGTCGAAGTTATTCCCGTGTCTGATCCTAACGCCTCGACGATGGCTCAGCGGGTTGTGCAGTATCAAGCCGCTTTACAACTAGCCCAAGGTGCCCCTCAGTTATATGACATGCCTCGCCTTCATAGGCAGATGTTGGATGTGTTGGGTATTCCTAACGCCGACAAACTAGTACCCCTGCCGGATGATCAGAAACCCAAAGATCCTATAACCGAGAACATGAATGTGCTCAAAGGTGTACCGCTAAAAGCGTTCATTTATCAGGATCATCAGGCGCACATCACAGCACATATGACCTTCTTGCAAGACCCAAGCATTATGCAGACCATAGGTCAGAATCCAATGGCACAAACCATGCAGGCCGCGATGATGGCTCACGTTGCCGAGCACTTAGGGTTTAGATACCGTCAAGAGATTGAGCAGCGTGTGGGTGCGCCGCTGCCCGGACCTGAGCAGGAGGTCTCTGAAGCTGAAGAGTTGGCAATGGCTAAATATGTTGCCGAGGCTGCACAGCAGGTCTTGCAGATTCATCAAGCTGAGGCTGCGCAACAGCAAGCACAACAGATGTCAGCAGATCCGCTGGTTCAGATGCAGCAGCAGGAGTTGCAGATCAAGGGTATGGAGCAGCAGCGCAAAGCGCAGAAAGACTCTATTGATGCACAGATTGCTGAAAAGCGGTTGAACGTTGAGCAGCAGCGGATCGCTGTAGAAGCACAGAAAGAAGGCATACGGCTTCAGAACCAGAACCAGCAAAACGAACGCAAGCTACAGCTTGATCTTATTAAATCACGTATGAAAGGCGGTAGTTAATGGCGCATGAGCGGCAGATGCTAGATCACTTATTTAATAAACTCAGAGAACGAGAGCGGGAAGTAAGTGATGCAATGGCTGAAGGAAACTGTAAAGACTTTGCTGAATATAAGAATTTGTGTGGCGTAATCCAAGGTCTGCGCCGTGCAAGGATGGAAGTACAAGACCTTGTGCAACGTTATGAGGAATTTGAAAATGACTGATACAGCCCAAGCTGTGATTGAAGATATTCAGCTAAAAGCTAAACAACTGCCGATTGTTAAGGGTTACAAGATTCTTTGCACCTTACCTAACATCGAGAATAAGTTTGATAGCGGGATTATTAAAGCAGACGCTACCGTTAAGTATGAAGAGCTGTTAAGTAACGTGCTCTTTGTTGTAGCACTTGGTGATATGGCGTATGCGGATCAAAGCAGGTTCCCAACAGGACCGTGGTGTAAAGCAGGTGATTTTATTATTACTCGCGCTAACACCGGCACTCGTATCAAGATTCACGACCGCGAGTTTCGGATTATTAACGATGATTCTGTCGAAGCTGTGGTGGAAGATCCCCGTGGCATTCAACGTGCGTGAGGTGAGATATGGCAGATTTTGAAAAAGTGGAATATAAATTCCCAGACGAACGTGAGCCTGAAAAGAAGGCTAAAGACGATTTTGAAATTGAAATTGAAGTCGTTGATGACACGCCGGAACAGGATAAAGGGCGTAAACCGCTTGATGAGCCTGTCAATGAAGTAACCGATGACGAGCTTTCTAAATATGACGAGGGTGTACAGAAACGTATTAAGAAACTGTCACATGGTTACCACGATGAACGTCGGGCTAAAGAAGCAGCTTTGCGTGAACGTGAAGAGGCGTTGAAGTTTGCCCAACAGATTATTGAAGAGAATAAACATCTCAAGAAAAATCTGGGCGATCACACCACACTTCTTGTAGGTACGGCCAAACACAATGCTGAAATGGCGTTGGATCAAGCACGTAAGAAATATAAAGAAGCTTACGAGTCGTTCGATCCCGATCAGATTGTTGCAGCGCAAGAAGAATTAACTCAAGCTAAATTACGGCTTGATAAAGTTGAAAACTTTAAGGCACCCCCTTTACAGGAACGAGAAATTCCTGTAAACATGCAACCACAATCCGCTTCAGATAATGAGTTGGATTCCAAAGCACTTGCGTGGCGAAAGCAAAATCAGTGGTTTGGACCTAACCGACCCATGACTGCCTTCACTCTGGGGCTGCACGAGCAACTAGTCGAAGAAGGCGTTGATCCTACCTCGGATCAGTATTACGAGGTGATCAATACGACACTACGTAGTAAGTTCCCTGAACATTTTCCTGATGAGCGCGGAAGATCAGAGGAAAAACAGAAACGGACGAGCAGTAATGTTGTAGCCCCGGCAAGTCGCAGCGTTGCGCCAAAGAAAATCACGCTGACACAGACTCAAGTGGCACTTGCTAAGAAGTTTAGGATTCCTTTGGAACTTTATGCCCGGAAAGTGGCGGAAGGTATGACACAAAATGGCTGAGAATAAATTAGCTGAAACTCGCACAGGCCGCGATCTACAAACTCGCGCCAACGATGAACGTCCTCGTAGCTGGGCACCGCCCACGCTGCTGCCTGACCCTGCACCTGAGCCCGGATATACTTATCGTTGGATTCGTGTCAGTACGCTGGGTCAAGCTGACCCACGCAATGTGTCATCCAAAATCCGCGAAGGTTGGGAGCCTGTTCGCGCAGTAGACCATCCCGAAATCTCGATGTATCTTGATAACGACAATGCTCGTTTCAAAGACAACGTCGTAGTGGGCGGATTGTTGCTGTGCAAAACGCCAACAGAAATGGTTGATCAGCGCAACGACTTCTATCAAAAGCAGGCTGAAGCGCAAATCAGATCTGTTGACAATCACTTCATGCGCGAAAATGATCCAAGGATGCCTCTGTTTTCAGAGCGCAAAACCACGGTTTCATTTGGGCGTGGTAATCAACAATCGTAGGAGTTAATCCAAAATGGCTTACCCGACTATCGACAGACCCTATGGTCTAAAGCCGGTCAATTTGATCGGTGGTCAGGTGTTTGCTGGAGCAAC